CAATTTAGACACCCATTTAATAATGAACCTAGTAAACAAGGCATAAATATTGAGATTTTGAAAGGACAGCAAATTGTTGTACAAACACAATCATCGGGTGAATTAGGTAAATCTGTTGTTTTACAATAACCGGAATTTATATATTCATCTAAATCTACAGGGCAAATTTGACATTGATCATCTATTGGTGCAGTACATAAATGATAACATAAACCACAACATCTACTATCTACTGATTCTTGTGAATAACAATCACATATTTTTCTACGGCTTCCTTGATTTCTGTTTTGATTTCTGATAGTAGAAGTATAATTAAAAATAAATCCATTTGATAATACAATAGGTTCTCTAACATTTATCGTTACTGTAGTTGTTGTTGGTTGTTGCATTATATAAGGATGAACTATATTATCTTGAATTATATATGAAGGTGAATATTTTGGTGGTTTATCATTTTTAAATTTTCCTGGTTTCTTTTTTTGGCTTGTTTGTCCTATTTGACTTTCGTCATAAGAAGGTAAATACATATTAGGATTAATAATATCCATTTTTTGATCTGTATAATTTATAACATTATGATATCTATATAATTTCAATTTTATTATTATAGTTATGTGTATGTAAATTTATATTTATATTTATTATTATTTATTATTTATTGTTTATTATTATTTATATATTTGTTTAGAATTATAAATCTATATTACATTTGTTGCTAGATACATATATGTATATATTAGTATTTTTCCGTGCTCTCCTTCATGATGTCCTAAGAGGGTGGTAGGTTTTCATTATTATGTAAAAATGGTTCTGGAACAATATAATATTTACTTTCCATATAAATTATTTGTATAGTAAATAAAAAATCTATATATAATAAATAAATATTATAAATAATAAATAATAAATGTGTTACAACAAAGACATATCAATTTACACTTATGTAATAGGTTTAGCATCAAGTTATTTATTGATAATAAATGATAAAAAATCTTTAAAAATATTGGGAGTTTTTTTTATGGCGGCTATACAAATGCAATTGATTGAATATTTTTTGTGGAATAATGATAAATGTGATGATATAAATATACAAATTAGTACTATTGGCGCATTAATAAATTTTATACAACCAGTTATATTATATTTAGCAATATTGTACTATAATAAAAATATTACAAAACAAAATAAAAATATAATAAATATTGTCATGATTATCTATATTATAATAATATTTATACATCTTATTAAATTATTCCCATTAGGTTGTACTAATGTAACTGAAACATCTTATCCATATTTACAATGGAGTTGGTTCTATAAATTAAATGTAAGTAATATAACTCTATTTCTAATAAGTATTATGTTTCCTATTTCACTAATGTTATTATTTTATTTTGGATTAGATAAATCATATAATTTAAAGCTATCTGTACCTTGTATATTATCTTTTATAATATCTTATATTATTTATAGAAAACAGCGCGTATTTGGAACACTTTGGTGTTGGTTCGCTGTGTTTGTACCTTTTATAATGGTATTATTTGATAAATTTGATAAATGAAAAATATTTTATAAATCTATATTATATGTGTTGCTAGATACATATTTATAATTATTTATATTTTTCCGTGCTCTTCAGTTTGATATCCTATGGCTACGGTAGGATTGTTTTATATATTTCATATTTGTATCTGGAACACTATAATATTTACTTTTTATAAAAATACTAAACTATAAATAATAAATAATAATAGAATAATAGAATAATAGAATAATAGAATAAATATAAAAATAACAATATAATAAATATAATAAATAACAATATAATAATAAATAATAATAAATAAATATATATAATGGACAATAGTATTAATCTAGAAATTGAAATTGAAATTGAAAATGCAAATAAAGAAAGGGAAACATTTCTAAATTATATTGATGATCTACATACTATAGATTGCTTATATGAACACATTGAAATGGACAATAATTCACAAGAACAAGAAGAAATATTATTCTATATCAATGAACATTGTTCGGAATTACGAGAACTAATAAATAAACTATATGAAACTAAAATTACATTAATGAAACAAGGGAAACAAAAATTATAAACATGTATGTAGTTTTATAAGTTTTATAGGTTTTAAGATTTATTATATATTATTTCTCTAATATGAATTTCTTTATTTCATAATAATTTAATTAAAAATAAATTTTTATTAAAAATATTCTTTTATAATTCTTCTTCATCTTTTAATTCATAATCACTTTTAAATATATCTGTTGTTAATTCATCATCATTAGAGGCTATATAGTTTCCACCCTTACCAAATATTTCTGCAAGATTGGTCACAATTTGATCATACTCCTTAGCATCTTTAACATCAAATAATTGTTTATAATCATCAACATTTGAACCTGTTTCTTGTGTTTCTTTATTAATAAGATTTTGATCATTTAAATAATCAGATAATGATGTATAGTCTTTTAAATTACTATTTTTATTACATGATATAGGTATGAATTTTTTAGGTTTATCTAAACCTATTAAATTAAAACATTCTTCCGTATATTTAATTACATTTTTTCCGTCTACATTTATTTTAATCATACGTTTAATTTCCTCTTCGTCTTTTTTGTCTGGAAATAATTTATTTACTAAATAGAATAATAAAATTATTTTACAATCACAACCACTAATAAATTTACGATTACTAATAAATATTTTTAATCTACTCATAGGTGTAGATCCAAATATTAATGGTTTTGATTGTGTTGGTCTTTGTGGTGCAGCTTGCAATTCTTGTAGTGCTTGAGTAGCTAATTCTTGTTTCTGATCAGACGTCAACAAACTAGAATGAGTAAGTTCATATTGTTGTGGATTTACTCCAGGTCTTATAAATTGTGTTGGTAATCTACCTCGTTGAACGGGTTTTCCTGCTGCTGGTCTTTCTGGTGGTGGAGATGGTGGTGGTGTTGGCATGGATAGAGCAGATTTAGATATAAGATTTGGATTTATATACCGTAAATCATATTTATTATTACCATCACTACACAATTGAAAATCAGTAATCTTACCAAAATTTGTTTTTATACCTTTATCAGAAGCACCATCTAATGCATTATTTTTAGTATAGTCATGACATTTAGGAACCATCTCAAATTTATAAGTTCGTGTAGTTTTATCAAATACTTTTTTTGGTTCCAAAAAATTAGTTACCATAATAATTCTTTTTATATCAAGATTTTCATCTGCCAACATCCTTAAAAAATCATTTTTGGTATGAGGCAGAGGACATTGTGCTCCAATTACAAACTCATGAAAAACATCATCTTTAGGAACACTAATTGTTGTTATTGGATTTTCTGCTAAATTATAATTTTCTAAATAATGAAATTTAGTTATTTTTTTTTCTACCAAATCAGCGTTTAGATAATTAGCATTAATATAATCATCACAATCTTTTATAGGATTAACTAAAACAACTCTGGTTTTATCATAAGGTATAATATTTCCATATCTATTTTTAAGTTTATTACATTCTTTATGAGCCTCTACAGTTTCTACTACATCTGCTGTTCTTTGCTCAACGCCAATTTCTTTATTATATTTATCACCTAAACTATCTGATAAATTTGAGTCCATCTGTTCCTCACATACAAAGAATTTAGCAATAAATACAAGTTGATCATAAGATTGAACCATTAACATTCTATGTTTCCTGACTTCTATAATAGCATTCTTAATATCTTCATACGAAACTTTACCTTTTGGTATATGATATGTATCATTTCCAGGTAATATGTCTGTACTAATCTTTTTTTCTAATAAAAGTTTAAGAATTATATATATTGTACCTGTACGACCTACACCTGCACTACAATGTATTACTGTTCCACCAGGATTATCAGACATATCTTTTAATATAACTTTAATAAATTCTTTAAATTTTTTCATTTCTGTTAAATTTTCAATATCTGGAGCTCCATGATCTGGCCAATTTTGATACCAAATATGTTTTATATTATTTAAACATGTGTCATCATAACCTTTTGTACCCCCTCTAAGATTAAGCTTTGACAAACGTTTTTTATGTTTAACTAATTTACTCTTTTTAGCATATAATTTTCTGCGTTGTTGAATTGTCTTACTATTTCTAGAATGTGAATGTTTCTTACCAGACTTATTTTTATTTGATTTCTTATGCTTTATAAGTTTTGACATTTTAAGAATAATTTATAATGAAAAATACTATTTGGCTTAACCTTAATATATAGAAATATAAAAATTATAGAAATTATAGAAATTATAGAAATTATAGAAATTATAGAAAATATAGAAACAATAGATATTATGCTGGGAAAATTGAATTTTCGTAATCATATATAAATATATAATATTATTTACGATTTATCTTATTGTAATTTGAGAATTTTTAGACGAATATACTAAAATGGTTAAGGTAACACCTTTTGAAAGAGTAACTGCGTATTTGAAAAGCAAATCTGAGCAAAGTAATAATGAAAATGGCAAAGGAAAAGGAAAAGGAAAAGGCAACGGAAAAAGTAGGTCGGTGGCGAATGCTGAGCCCGCTTATGAATTAACATTTATCAATATTCCAATAGATTCTGAAATTATGAAGCTCATTATTGAACACCTAAAGGTTAATCATGCGATTACAAAAATTACATTTCTAAAAACAAGGATTAATGATAGTGTCGCATTTCTTCTTAGCGAACACTTGAAAACTAATACTACCCTTATCGTATTATGTCTTCAACAAAATTTGATTGGCAATATTGGGGCCGCTCTTTTGTGTAACACATTGGAAAAGTACAATAAAACTATTCAGTATTTTGATATTAGTCATAATCATTTTAATTCAATTGTAGGTCCACGTATTAATTCCTTAATACTTAATACCACAACACTGAAATCGTTAAACATTGGAGGAAGTCTACTCAGTAATACTGATGCCATTCAATTTGGTAAGTCTATACCTCAAAATAAATCATTGATCTCCTTTTATATTAATAAATGTAAATTAACGGAGCTAGGTGTTCATTCCATTTTAGAAGGATTAGTTAGTAATCCTAAAATTACTAATTTTGATATTCTTGATCAACCGAGTTTAAAGATGACATATGATATTTTAAAAGTATTAGCCCGGAAATGGCGCCATACACCCGGATATTCACATGTCTCCTGTCATTCATTTGACAAAGACTCTATTAAATATCTACTATTCGCTCTTAATAATAACCGAAGTATTACATCGGTAAACGTATCGAATCTAAATTCATTTGAAAATATAATAAAAATAATTAGATTCTTACATAGATGTCAACATTCGGTAGATACTCTAGATATGAGCAGCAATGTCCAATTTTTTGGAGATGTGGCGGCCAGAGAAATCGCAGAATTACTAAAACAAACTGTTATAATAAGTGGAGGTATTATCGTTAATAAACCTACCAATCTCATTAAACTCGATATTCGTTTTAATAACATTGGTAATATGGGTTTGAAAGCTATTGCCGATGCATTGAAGACTAATACATATCTGGAATCACTTGACCTCCGAAATAATATTTTTAATGATATCGAACCTCTTTGCGAAGCTCTCGAAGTCAATACTAAACTTACCAATATTGAACTTACCAGTCAACCAGTTACCGGTTTGCCGGGCAATGATGTAAAGCTCGCTAGAATCAATTCGTACATCGCCAGAAATATTGTATTGCGCGGTAATGTTTTCTGGTGCCGCCGAGACCATACGGATTTCAAGGGTGATTGCCATAAAATGATTATGACATCTATGCTATCTAATGATAAGATTAATAGAGGTATCCCATATGACATAATGAATTATATATTTTCCTTCTGGCAATATAAACAATTTGCCTGAGTGCCTGAGTGCCTGAGTGCCTGAGTGCCTGTGTATATGTATAATTATTTGGTGCTATTGTTTGGTGTATCCATATAGCAATCGTCCTCATCGTCAAATGTAAATATTTGTAATTTGTGTAAAAATGATTGTAATTTTTCTAATAAATTTTTTTTCTGATTCTGGAAATAACTATTATTATGATTAGTATGAATGTATGGATTATTATAAATATTATTATACATATGATTATATATAGTATCATAAAAATTATAATATTTTATTCTAGATACATGACTCTGGGTACTATGACTTAGGACACTATGACTCTGGACACTATGATTTTGGACAGTATGACTCTGGACATTGAATCTTTCATTAAGTTTATCTATTAGTATCCGCTCTTCACTATTTATTTTATTAATGGACAAATAGATACCTACTATTTTCATAGGAAGACTATATGGATTTTGTAATTGATTTTGCAATTGGTTATGTATATTTTGACTTATTTCTTCAACACATTGAACAAAATTTGCAAGAGTATTATTATTTGTAATATTATTAATATTATTATTCTGCATATTTATATTTGTAATATTTCTACTCTGGATACAAACAATTATGTCTCCAGATACAACAATGTAATCTATTCCGGAATTATTTACTGTATTTGGGGAATAATACTGGAGTATTTGAGATTCTGGAATTACCTGGTATTTGGTATGACATAATAAATTCTCTATTTCATATTTTGAAAACATGTATATTGATATGTATATATATGTATATGTATTTATAGATAAAATTGAAATTAAAGAAATAATACTAATACTAATATTATTACATAATTATAAATTTATAAAATATAAAATACTAAATTGTAAAATGAATAAAATACAAATATTTTATAATACATATAAAAATACAACTATGTTTCATACAGGATTCTATGTAGGATTATTAGCTATTGGGACATCAATTATAAGAGAATATACTATTCCAAATGATAAAAAGTATGAATATACAAAAAAAGATTATTCTAAACCTATTTTACCTATATAATAGATACATAATACTTATTTTATAGCTATTTAATTTTTCTTTTCTTTTTTATTGTTTAATTTGTAATTTTGACCAATTATTCCCAAGAAAAATCATTTCTTCCTCCGCAAGTATTTCCCATGGAAGGCCTTCTGGTAGTTCTGGAAATACTGGAAATTCTTCTAAATTTGAAAACAAAGATAAATTCATATCCTTCAATAAAGGGCTAATTGAAGTAGTGTTATTTTTCTTATTTTTCTTATCTATAGGGTTTTCTAACCCTTCATCACTACCTCTTTTACGAGTGTGATTTTCTTGTTGTAGTTGTTGTGTATTATCTACTTCCATTTTTCCTACAAAATATATCTCAAATATATTATCAATACTTTAATAATAATTCATATTAGCTATATAATAATCAATTTTATTTATATTAGTATTATTTTTTCTATTATTTTTAATTTCTATTTTCTTCATATTTTCTATCTAGAACAATATAAACATATACTCAAAATAAAAAAATTGAAATAAATTTAATAAATCATATCTGGAAATATATAAATATAAAAATAGATAATACTATAATAGATATATAAAATATTAGAAGATATACAATATCATATACAATAATAAATAATAAATAATAAATAATAAAATATTACACTAATCTGAAAAATGGCTGAGCTGCAACAACAACAACAACAACAAGAAGAAGAACCGGTGATTCAATATCGATGTATTGCTATGAATAAAACTGATATTAGAAAAAGATGTAAAAAGGCAATACATAAAAATAGCAATTTATTCTGTACTATCCACAATAAGAAAAATCCTGCCCTAGTTGCCATTGGTCCCCTAGCTGATAATAATATGAATGATATTTGGAATTCAACAAGATTTATTGATGAAGAAACATATACAATAGAAAATGATCAAGCATTTATAGATTACGAAAGGAAAAAAGAAGAAGATGAAAGAATATATAGGGAAACTATTTTACAAGAAGTAATTGAAAAAGAACAACGTCTGGCATCTATTACAACATGTAAAGTCTGTCTAGATAATGAATTATTAAATGGAGATCTAATACGGTGTACTAATGCCGATTGTGATAATAAACATTTAGTATGTGTAGATTGTATGAAGGGTCACATTGATTCCCTAATCTCTAATGGCATGGCCGGGACAATTTGTATCTTCGATAAAAGTGATAAATGTAAAGGTGAATATTCTTCGGAAATAATTGAAAATGTTTTAACATTAACTAATCCTGAAATTAAAGATAAATGGACCGAACTAGTTCATATCGGTGAAATTACTAAAATGGCCAGTATTTGCGATGATTATGTTATTTGCCCACTTTGCTGTAAATGGGGCTGTATATTTGAAATCCCTGCTGGTGTAATGATAAACTTTTATATTCCCTGCGGCGGCTGTTCCAGGAGCTGGTGTAATGTTTGTAAGCGGCCGGCACATGAAGGCCGAACCTGTTATAAATTGGAATTCCTTAATGAGGAAAGTCGCGAAAAGAGATGCGACATAATTGATCATATGATTCAGGAAATTGTTACTAAGTCTCTGACACACTGTTGCAGCACTTGCGGTTGTTCTTATATTAAAGAAGAGGGATGTAATCTGATGATTTGCCCTAAATGCGACTCGATGAGCTGCTATTTGTGTAATATGAAATTATATTATAAAAACAATACTAAATATTGGCATTTTGCAGGGCACGAATTATCTGATGCTGATGCCCAATGTCGATTATGGAATAATGATGCCGGAGACGGTAAAGTTAATCAGGGTAATTTGGAATTTAATCAAAAAGCTATTGAAACGGAATTAATGAAATTTACAAAGGCTAACCATCCAGGAAATGTAGGAGAACTAATTTGTGAAAGAATTATACATACATTTGTAAAAGATGCCGAATATAAAAAAATAGTAACCATATTTACCGATATGTTAAAATTATTTAAAGGTATTAGAGTTAAATGAACATAAAATATGAATATGCATAACGAATGTATTTATGAATGTAGTATTAATTTTTTTATTATAATTCATAATTCATAATTCATAATTCATAATTCATAATTCATAATTCATAATTCATAATTCATAATTCAATTGATTCTGTACGGTAAAGGTTTTGTAGTCAAATTATCTATATTTATACTAGTTCCAGATTTAGTACAATCAGTGACTTGTATATTATGATCATGAATTAATATAATAGATTGTTCTCTAGATGGTGGTTCCCTAGATGGTGGAGGTGGTGCTTGTCTAGTAGGAGGTGGATTTGTTTTAATTTGTCTAGGATTATGAGTATCACTATCACTATTACTATCACTATTTTTTTTTAACATTATATAAAATGAACTTGTATCATTTGTATCAAAACTATTATAAGCCTGTGTAAATTTGGCATCATATTTATCACCATTACTTACATTTAATTTTACAATTTGCCCTATAAAAGGTAAATTCATAGTGGTGGCTTCATTCATAATATTATTATGCTGACGATACATTAAAGTGAATATATTATTAACTTCATAATATTTTTCAGATATATTTACATCATAACTATTACCATTTCTTAATATAACTTTAATCATTTGACCTAAAAAAGGTATATTATCAGTATTGCCCTGGATCATTTGCATTTTGATATTGTAAATTGATATTATAATTAAAATTTTTCAATTTTTACAATGTAATGAATTATAAAAAACATCTCTAAAAAACATCTTTCTTAAGTATATAGTCGTAAAGTAATAAAATGTCAAAAAAATCAATATCTAATAGAAGTCAAAATAGAAGTCAAAATAGAAGTGATGATATAAATAAAAATATTTTTGCATATTGTGATATGTTTACAATATTTATTATATCTATTCTATTAGTTATAATAATCTATTACTTATACAAACAATATAAATATTATAATGTAATTAAATCTAATTTTGAAGATACACCTGAAGCTACAGGTACACCAGATCAGGCAATGTCAAGAGCTTTAGGAGGAGAGAAGGCTCCTGAAATGGGTCCTCCTAAAGGATGTAAAACTAGTAATGATCTGGTAGGAGCATGTTCAGATTATGAGAATTGTTGTAATTCTGCAATTAGTAAATCGTGCTTTTGTACTCATCCATTAGTTAGTAAATGTAAAACCGAATATGATAATTGTATGAATGATAATGATATTCTTACTATATATACAAAAGAACAAAGAGCCCAAAAATGTCAAGAACAAAATAAAGGTTGTTGTGTTCCTTATAATAGTATTAGTATTGATAGTAATAAATTTCAAATACCTATTAAATATGATCAAAAAGATAATGTATTGTGTAATGTACCATCAATAAATAATATTAATCAAAAATGTATGGAATTATGTCAAACTAATCCAGATTGTGCCGGATTTTCTGTTAATAAATTGTTATGTACATTATTTAGTTCAATTAGTCCAATAACTCCTTATGTAGATCCATTTACAAAAAAACCAGTTGTTAATACAATAACAGATTTTTATGTTAAGAAATAAATTATAGATTATTTTGATTATTTTATGTTTTTTATTATTTTTATTATTTTTCTAATTTTTGTTATTTTTATTTATTATTCTAACATAAAGATTTATAACTATATATAAGTAATATATGGAAAAATATTATAATATTATATTACTAGAATGAATACAGAAGAAGTTCAAGAAGAAGTTCAATCAGAGGAAACAGAAGTTCAATCAGAAGAAAGCAAAGAAACCGAAGAAGATCAAGAGGAAACCGAAGAAGTTCAAGATGATCAACAAAACATATCTGGAACAGATAATGATTGTACTACCATTAGAGATAATGAAGATTTACAAACTAAGGGAAAGACTACAAAAGGAAAAAGAAACAATAGCAAAAAAATCACAAATGATAATACTACCGATGATGAAACAGAACAAAATACAACCACTAAATCAGCTCGCAAATCAGCTGGGAAATCAGCCAGGAAAAAAGACAATAAAACTCGGACAAGGTTCGAAGGAGTCTGTAGCTACTGTTCGAAAAGTTTTAAAACAGAATCAACATATATTAAACATACCACTGAGCAAGTATGTTATAAACCATCTGATGTAACGTATTGTAAAATTTGTAATATTAGATATGAAACTAAATTAGAATATAGTAAACATCTATTTAGTATGATTCATATTAATAATATTGGATGTAATAGTTTGGAAAAACTACAAACTAAAACAGTAGCTAGTATTCATACTGCAGATCCATATCTAAGTGCAACTGATATAAATAAAATTGCAAAGTCTAATCTGGGTGATAGCTTTACATTTGTATTTAACAAAGGTAATACTCAAACTATTACATTATCGACTGCTGTAAATAATATTGTAAATACTTCTGTAAATAATACTGTAAATAATAATGTAATTGAACAAATTAATACTAAAACTAATACTATTGAAAAAACAAATGCAAATAGTTTAGATCAAAGTAATTCTATTCCTAAACCTTTTCAACCAACGGAAAGGCAAACTAAAATTATAAAGTTTCTGGAACAACAAACATCAATTATTGAAAGCGGTAAATCATTTTTAAAAGTTCTAGATAATAAATTACAACTAGAAGATTATAAAGGACTACAACGTATAATTAATAATCTAGAAGTTGGTAATGATTACAAGCAAAATTATCTTAAAATGATCGAACTATTTATTAATATTCTTGTAAAAGAAAAAACAAAAGGGGAAAAGTTATATAAAGATAAAGATATTTCCCAACTAGTTATAAATCTTACTTCCTAGAATATTTATATCTAAATATATAATAAATAAAAACTTTATTAATTTTTCAATAATCTTTCAATAAAATGTCATCTAAAGGTAGCTCTCGAAGTAGCTCTAAATCAGTTAGTACAGGTTCTGGATCATCTATTACTGCAATTGGTCTTGGTGAATTAATGCTTTTTGCATTAATTTTTAAATTAATATATAATATTATTATTATACTTTATGTTACTAATTTAGAAAATAAAGATTGTAATTGTATTACTGATTGGAGACATGACTTTATCAAATATTATAGTGGTGTAATTATACTTTGGACAATTATTGCATTTATTTTACATATTAATAAAAAAACTGGTTATGGTAATATTATAAATAATATAGCTATGGGTTTTGGTCTTATTAATATTTATTGCTTATATACTTATGTTGGTGATCTTGAAAAAACTAAATGTTTGTGTGCAATTGAAAAAACTAAAAAAACACATTATTTTCTATATATATGGAGATATGTAATTGTAGCTATTATAATTCTAGCTCTTCTAAGTGTTATATTCGGATCAATGGCACAAATCAAATAAATTATATATTTACATTTATATTTATATTTTCATATTCATAATTTTCATATTTTTATATTTATTTCTATATATATAATAACAATCTAAGGAGATATAATCGTAAAAATGTTTATATATATATTAGGATTTTTATTATTTGGAATAATGCTTTTATGTCTAATAGGATTAGGATTTTTAACAACTGCTGTTTTTAATATTACAAAATGTATAATTCCTGCAAATCCAACTGTAAATTCTAATACTAAAGAAATAATAAGTTCTACTGTAGAAATACCTGAATGTTCTAATATAAATCTTAGTTCTATTAATCTTATGATATCAAAAATATCATTAATTATAATATGGATTATATTTGCAATTAGTATATTAAGTAGTTTATATCTTTTTATTAGTGACTAATAAACCTAATAAGCTTTAATCCTTATTCCAGATTCACTCATACCTATACTTGTAACCAAATTAAATTTAATTTCTCCTTTTGAATTTTTATTATGTAATTCTTTAATATTCTCACATCCAAGATAACTCATTCCAGATTTCAATCCTCCGTTTATTTGATCTATTACATCCAAAACGCTACCCGATAATTCCTGCTCTCCATCAACACCCTCAGAATGGATTTTCTTATTAGTATTACTATTACTATTATTATTACTACTACTACTATTACTACTACTATTGATTTTACCGCCACCACTTTTTTCTTGCTTACTTAAATTGGCCATCGTAGAAGCCATACCCCTAATATATTTAAACCTTTTGCCATTTCTATAAATAATTGATCCTGGACTTTCCTCTGTAGATGACAATGTTCTACCTAGCATAATAGCACAGGCTCCAGTTGCAAGTGCCTTGACTTTATTACCCGTTTTGCCCAAACTGCCACCATCGCAAATTATATTAGGCATAGGTGGCATAGGGTGAGTAGGACTCGTAGGACTCATATCACCTGTTACCTCAATAAGACATTTATATTTAAAACATTCGCTAACGGCGCTAAATTGACCCTTACCTATACCTGTTTCCAACCTAGTGGTACATATGCTTCCATTTCCAATTCCTACCCTAATACAATCTACATCTAATTCCGCCAGGGCCGCATACCCTTGCCAGTTACAAACATTACCAACCATTAGAACTAGATTAGGATATTGCGAACGAATTAACTTAATCGCTGCAAAAACATTAGTATTAAATCCATTGGCAACATCAACACATATCAAATCGGCGCCGGCCGCTACTAATCTGGCAAGCCGCTCTAAATAGTCACCTACTATACCAATAGAGGCGCCCACACACAAAGCCCCATTGGCATCACTACAAGCCTTATATTTATTATCCTCATAATGGCGAATATTCTTCAAAGTAATTAGACCAGAAAGCATATTATTCATTACAATAGGTATTTTTTCTATCTTATTCTTCAACATCAAATACTTGGCATCATTTAACATATTTTCTAATGATAAATCTGTATCTAGCTTAATTACATTATTTTTATTGATGAAATCAACTACTTTTAGAGGAGGGGCAACTGGTGTATTAGGTATTTCTGGCATAGTATTCATATGCTTCATATATTCAATATCACGTCTAGTTACCATACCTATAAATGTGTTTGTAACTTTATCAACTACACAGAAAGACGATACATTATAAACATCTCGCAATTCTTCAATATCAGATAATGAAGCTTCCGGCGAAATGGTATATGGTTCTGATATTATGTATTGTAAAAAACGTTTAACCTTTGTAACCTGGGCTACTTGTGTATCAATATCCATATAACGATGGATAATCCCGAGCCCACCATTCAGTGCCATTTTAATAGCCATTTCGGTTTCGGTAACTGTATCCATAGGGCTACTTATTAATGGTGTCTTAAGAATAAGGTGTCTATCATTAGTACCTATATCAGTTTCTAGAGAAATTGAACTACGAGTTGATATAGTACTTAATAGAGGCTCCATTAGGATGTCATCAAAACAATACGAAGTTCCTAAATCCATTTTGTTTGTTATTTGTTGGTTATTTGTTGGTTATTTGTTGTTATATATTTTTATTTTGGTGTTTCTAGATATGTATTTCTAGATATGTATTTCTAGATATATATTACATGATTATTAATAATTATAAACGGATAAATGTAAAAAGGAAAAAATTATAATTAGTCTAATTCCATAAAAGGAGGATAGAATTGTCTAATATCAGTCTGTTTTAGTACTGGAGTAGCTTGTGAACTAGGTTTTGAATTAGCTATTATAGCTTTTCCTAGAGGAGAAGTATGTAAGATTGAATCTTTATCAGCAATCATTAGACACATAAAGAATAGAGGCATCATGTTTACTAATGTAGAATCAACAAGTTTATTAGTTTTCTGTTTATTTTGCAATTCCTCTTCTAACTCTTTTTTACTGATTTCATTAGCTTCTACTTGTGCTATAGTATATAATACTGATTGTAAATTAATAGACAAATCATTCATAGATACTTCTAAATCCAATAAATTATCATATTTTAATATATCATTATCTACACAGAATTGAAGTTTAGAACATAATATTGTATAATCATTGGCTATATTTCTAAATGTTTTATTAATCTTTTTAAAATAAATTTGCATATCTTCCATTTTTGATATGTTATGTATATATTATATTTTTGCGTAGCTAGAATACTATATAACTATATTAAATAATGATATGAATTTTAGACTTTATTCGCATCAGAAAATGAAAAGAAAAAGGAAAAGAAAAAGGAAAAGAAAAAGGAAAGTGATTTATATTTTAATCTAAAGGAATATATGCGCTAGGATTAGTTTTATATGGTGGAGGTATTATATGAATATCATTAGGAGTATCATTAGGAGTATCATTAGATATATATATTTCACTATATTGAGGTAGTCCATTTAGATATGTTGGTGGATCTTGCAGTATTTCATTTTCTGCTGATATGCGAGTTCTATTGTATTGTGCCATTTTTTGCAATTTTAAATTTGTAATTTTACAACACCCAAATACTATAATACACATCATAAATAATATAAAAGTTACAAACATTAGTATATTATTCATATTAAAATTAGTAACTTGACTATCATTTGTACTAGGGATATCATTTTGTATACAATCGCAATAACATTTATCAATCATATAATCACATTGATCTAGACAATAATTTATTAGAAGATCTGTTGGTACTACATTTGGAAAATCGCAATATGTTATATTACGAGACATGATATATATGATTATGTATAGTATATATGATTACGTATGTTTATATTTGTAAATATATGATAAATAAAATGGAGAAGAAAAATATAAAAAAATATAAATTATAAATTTTAAATTACATAAATACACAAATACAAGAATAGATACAAATTATATAATATATAGTTTACTCTTCATCATCTGATTGTTTAGAAGCTTTGGCCTTAGGTTTAGTTACTTTTTCTGAAGTTTTCTTTTCTTTCACGGGAACGGGTGCTGTTTCGGCTTCTTCGTCATCAGTATCAGCCTTGGCTTTAGGCTTAGGTGCTTTTTCAGCCTTAGGTGCTTTTTCGGCCTTTTCAGCCTTAGGGGCTTTTTCGGACTTCTTCTTTACAGGTGCAGCTACTGCTTCTTCTTCGTCCTCAATAGTAGGTTGATTTACAACTTTCTCCTTGGGTTTAGCAACTTCCTTCTTTCCAGTACTTTCGACTTTAACATCTTCCATTTCTCCAGAATTCTTCTTAACACGTTCAAGCTCAGTTGCCTTCCATTCTTGAAGTTTTACATCATAAATCTCTTTCTCCTTTCGGTAAGCAGAATCGTATGGTTCTTTTTCATTATCACTAAGTTTACCCCACAATAGTCCAGCTTCAGTTGAAATCTTATTTTGCAATTCCTTACCTTTAAATTCATCTTTAAATTGATCAGTAAGGTCCTTACGATGTTCATTAACAAATCGAAAATATCCATTAACAGGGCCTTTCGGCTTGGGTTGCGGGAAATCTCCATTTTTAAGAGCAGCGGATTTTTGCTTTTCTAATTCCGTATCATAAGCTGCCTTTTGATCGGCAGCCTGTTTATTATATTTATCCTTTTCTTTCTGAGAAAGTTTAACCCATGCAGCTCGTTTAAGAGTTAAATAGTTATTTTCCTTGGAAAACTTAATACCATCGGCCTTGGATTTTTCAGAAAATACGAGTCCAAAAATATCAATAGCCTTCTTGGGTTTTTCAAGATCGGAAGGTTTAAATTCAGCGGCTTTCACCTTTTCACGTTTATTAGATTTAGTAATTAATTTTTCAAGACTTTCACGATCTTCTCCCCAAAATAGTTCAAGAATAGCATCTTTGCTTTCATCATTATCTTCAAAGAAATTAGTAGCAATTATATCAAGAGTATCAAGAAAATCTTTTCCTTTTTGAGGATTAGCTCTGAATCGAGCATTATAAATATGAGATTTAGTAGATTCCATTTCTGAATTAGAATTATTAGTAGTTTTAGTATCAATAGATTTATTAGATTTAGTAGATTGTTTAGATGCTGATGCCATTGTAATAGATTATTAAGATTGCTTTAAATTGAATTAATTGCTTTGAATGCTTAAAATGCTTATTTATATAATACAATCTGTTTATAACTTTCAAAATTCAATTTTTTAAATCATATATATTAATATTTATAATAAATGGAAAAAAATGGTAATTATGGTAATTATGTATAAATATGGATAGATATAAATATATATAAAGAAAATTGAATTTATATGATCATAATAACATATTTATAATTTATATTTGAGTAATTGAATTTTTGTAATTTGAGTAATTGAGTAATCGAATAATCAAAATGGCTACTTCTATTGGTCCTATTGTTTCTAGTCCTAAAGCAAAACCTTATGACTATTCTATTTATAATCTAGCATCATTACCGCAAGATGATTTCAATAGAATAATTGATATTAATAACCGGGGACCTGAATTTATTAAATTTATTAATCATTACAAAAAAATTAGTAATAGATTTGAATATGATGATGAAACCGATATTGAGACTAATGAATATATTACGATATTGATAGATCACATCAATTCACAACGTCAAAAATTTAACAAATGGAGCTTTAAGTTCTACAAAAAATGCTTGAAAATTGAAAAGTTTTTCAAAGTTAAAAAGGGTGATAGAGACGATGATGAAGATGATGATGATGTTTTAGACACATTAAAATGTGCTTTCTGCGAACAATACAAACTTAGAAAAGACTTAAAAAAATGTGGCATTTGTAAAACAGTTCGATATTGTAGCATTGCATGTCAATCCCGCGATTGGAAACTTAAACATAAGGCCGATTGTAGCCTAGGGTGTAATGCAGCGCATCAAGATATGGAAAATGATTTGGAAATTGACTCGGAGATTGAATCGGAACCCGAAAATGTTAAACGTAACTCTGATATTAATGATGTGGATTAGGATATGTATTAGGATTATAAAAAAATTTTATAAATTTTTATAAATATTATTTATAAATATTATTTATAAATATTATTTATAAATATTATTTATAAATATTATTTATAAATATTTTATAAAATATATTATTCTCATAAACTATAATCAATAATATTTTTCAGAAAACATAATAAAGAATGTTCTATAGCCAAATAGATAGCATTCTGTTTATTTCTTATATCTTCTATTTGATCTAATATTTTGTTTTGTTCTTTTTTTGTTAGATACACATCATCATATTTTAGTAATAATAAATTTATTTGATTATGTAAATCTTGTATTTGATCTTCTTTAGATTGATTTATTTTAGTAGACATGATATATTGTTATTATTATTATATTGTAAATACTAAACAATATATATTTATGTGTCCAGATACATAATATAAAAAAATCAATTTTTTAGATACATATATATATATACATATGTCTATTTATCATCTGATCCATATTTAATATTCATTTTTCTATCAAGTTTTTGATTCTCAAGAATTTCATCTAAATTATCATGATATATTTCATGGTCTTGCCAGATCTCTTGACATTCATCACACCAGATTTTTTTAGATGACTCATAATATTTAATAGGATTAATAGTACTATCGCAATTATAACATTTATTAGTATCTGGAATAGTATTTGAAATAATTTTAGAATTAGGTTTAGTATTACTTCCTGACGGCATCCTTATGCGCGATATTATTATATATAATATAATAACTCTTATTGATTTCAATTTTATGATTATATATAAGTTTTATATTTTCCAAAACCTCCCGCTCTAATATTTATGTGGAAAAATTAGGTTGATAATTTCATTTTACACCAGTATAGCATGTATATTTCATTTATCCTAATTGTGGAGGGAAAAGTCGTTTTGTAGATTACATATTTTCCATATTTAGTGTATTTTTCATTCAATAATTAGATTTATGAACTTAAACTAAGCGTGGAGGCTAATTTTTAAATTATAAATTTTATAAAAAATGAAAGTTATTAAAAAATTTTTTAAAAATGTCAATTTTTAAATCTATAAATTTTTATCCCCGTTTTTGAAAACCTCCCCCTCTGCTTTTATGGTACGGGAATTGCGTTTCACACCAGTTATCGCATTATATTACGGTTCATACAACGGTACTGCCATGATTTACACGGTACGAAAACTGCGCTTAAGATTTATATTAACACTCATTATATATGATTTATCAGTATATACATAAGTATATACACAGTACAAAATTTGTATTGTATCTTGTTTTAATAATTATATCTCTATATTTTCATGTTTTATATATTTTTATATATTATATATTATATATTATATATTATATATTATATATTTTTATAACTTTATAACTTTATATATTTTAAATATTATTATATACATAAACTATTATATAACTGTCAATACACTCGCGTGCGCGCGCGCGCGCACGCGGGAAAAGATAGAAAAAGAAAAAAAATAATATATAATATATATTATATATAAATAATATATAAAATATATAAAACATATAAAGATAATTAAATAGGATAATACATTAATACATACCCCTTACAATTTATGTACTATACATATAGTTATGCTATACTTATGTCTAGAGTGATATCTTCAATATAATGAGTGTTAAATTAAATCTTTAGGAGCAATTCTTGTACTGTGCAAAAACCTGGTTGTACTGTTGTATGAACCGTACTTTCGTATATAAATCAGCGTAAAGCGCAATTTCCGTACCATAAAAGCAGAGGGGGAGGTTTTCAAAAACTGGAACAAAAATTTATAAATATTAAAAAGTTGTAAAAATATTATTTTTAAATTTTACATTTCTGTAAATACAATTACAATTTACTGTATAGTACAGTAATTGCTCTTTATACTTATTATATTAAATATCACGGTTCATACAACGGTACAGTTATTGTTACAAACAGTACAAGAATTGCTCCTAAAGAATAATATGACACTCAATATATAGTATATATCATTATATACACAAATACAAAGACAGTACAAACATAGTACAAAAATTGTAAGGAGTATAAATAATGTGTTTAAAAATGAAAAATAAAATATTAATATATTATAATATATAATAAATTATAAATAATAAATAAAAATGTCAGATCGAATTTGTCCTACATGTAATAATACATTTAATTTTCCAAGCAGATTAAAAAAACATTTTGAATCAGTAATACATTGTAAAAAAACTAAAGAACAAATTGATGAATTTTTTGTTAAAAATAGAAATTATAATAATATTCTTTATAAATGTGATAAATGTCAATATACATTTATACAAAAATCATCTCTAAATAGACATATGAAATATTCGGAATGTTCTAAAAGAAATAATATAAATTCTTCAACTAATCCTGATTTAATAAATTTATTATCATCATTACCTCAAGATGTTATATCTTCTCTTCTAGCTACACATACAGCAAATAATCAACTAAATAATCATCCTGTCAATAATATAGCAATTACAAATAATAATCCTTCAAATAGTAATAATACAACTAATACAAATAATACAACTAACACAACTAATAGTAATAATGTAATTACTAATAATACATTTATTCAACAAATTAATCCTTTTGGTTTTGAAGATGTAAGAGCAATACCAATTGATGAAATGAAAAAAATATTAAATTCTGGAAGAGATGCCGGTATACATATCATAAAAACTATATATAATAAGATTGAGAATAAGAATTTCTATAAACCTAATATGAGTCGTCCAGAGATAGCATGCCTTAATACAGATTTTAATTTAACAATTTATAAATCTAAACCTTTTTGTGATGCTCTATTTGATAGATGTATAGCTTTACTACATCATATGTTATATCTTTGTAAAAATGAATATACAAGAGAAAATATAAGAACTATATATGATAATATTGAAGATATTGAAACAACTATGAGAACAGAAATATATGATCAAAATTTACAAAATATAGTTGAACCTAAAACTAAAACTAAATTACAAAATATTATAGAATCGGAATTTAGAACAAAAATACAAAGCATTATAGAATCGGAATTTAGAAATAATAATATGAGTAATAAAAATAGAATTCAGAAATTTATACAGGATACAAAAGATAATAAAGATACTAAACAAAAAACTAAAAAATTAATAAATGATATTTCAAAACTTAATCAAGAAACCAATAATGAATTATGTATTTCTATAAGTGATAGAGAACTTAATCAAGTATTAGGAGATCCTAATGTTGAAATTGGTTTAACAAAATCTGAAATATTACTAGATTTACGTCTTAAACGTTTTGAAGAAAGTATTTATTATAATTATTGGAATGATAGAAGTGAGGCAATTAATGAATATATAATTAATCATGAAAAATCACAAATAGGAGACCTTAGAAATATAAGAATATTACAAGAGAAAATTAAGATGATGTTAGACCTTATAAGACTACGTCATGAAAATTGGAAACAAGATGAAGAATTGGACTTAAATGTTGATGAAATTATAAAAGTACAATATTTTGAAAATATTGAAGATTTACAAGCAATACAAGATTCTAATAATAATTTAAGTATATTAGAAGAAATAGAAGATTTATATGAATTAGAAGAAATAGAAAACTAAATAGTGCTACCAGCTAAATCTAAATTTAATATATTTTTAGTACCTATATTATCTTTTATGGTATCTAGAAAACTATCAGATGCTAATTTTCTATCTATATTTTGAACATTTGATGGAACAGGAGGAGGTTTAATACTACTTATAAATTTATACATATCTAATCTAGTTTTATTATTCTCATCATTCTCAACGTATACAGGTTTATATTTCTTATCACAATTACTATAACACTCTTTATAAATCTCATTTTCTTCTTCTGGAGATGTCATTTCTAGAATTCTATATCCATTTCCATATTCATTTCCATTTCCATATCCATACCCATCTATTAAATTATCTAAAGACCTTGATATAAATCTATTAAGATTCGTAGTTAAATCCTTATATTTACTAACCCTATCTTCAATATTTATCTCTTTAGGTATGTTATTATTTATAAATTTAGTATTATCACTCCTATCACAATTAGTTTCCTGTTTATTAGTTTCCTTTTCACATATATTTTCTTTTTCATCTTTTTTATATTTTTCCTTTTCCCTAATCATCCTTTCATTATATTCCCGATCCATTGTATAAAGCCAGTCTCTAATTTGACTAGAACTATTAAAATTATGACATAAAGTATAATAAGCATCAAAACCTACATCTAAAATATAGTTTTGTAAATTTGTAATATAATTAAGTTTCAATGCCTCATTTTTAACATAATCGGAAATATAATGGACTGATTGATCCCTATTATCTTTGTCAGCATCATATATTTCCCTTATTACTAGGAAATTGTCATTGTCTTGACGGGCAATTTTCATTAATTCCATTCGCAATTCCTTATCCGTATAAAAACTAAAGTGATATTTAATAGATTCGCTATAGCTTATGTTTTTATCTACCCTTACACCTAAGCCATAATTCATAAAACAAGTTTTGACTATAAAACTCTTTTCAGATATATCTTCCACATCAATCATATAATCCATACTTTCCATTTTGAATACAAACCTCTTATAAACAAACGCCTCCAATTTAGCATTAGTTTTATAATAATCATAAGAGAATATATTAGATTTCATAGAACCTAAACTTTGTTCAATATTATAATTTAATTGTTCTCTGCTTTTTGAATTTAGATATACTGGCGCTCCCCTATTTTGATAAACCTCTTCCGAACTTACAGTAACGTGATCTATTTTATTTTTAGTATATTGTATCTTATTCTCTATACCTTTAACATTGATCTCCGCATCAATATGAGATAATGTAGTCTCTGTAATAGTACTATGATATGATAGATGCTCAACACCTAATTTACCAGCCAATAATAACAACATTTCCCTCTCCTTTTCCACTTTCCTTTTTATATAAATACTATCATTATAATATTGACCATTAAAGAGGTGAAAATACAAGCAATTGATCTCTGGAAATAGTTTATCATCAAATGACAATGTTATTTGTTTTGGTGTATATGATGGTGTATATGATGGTGTATGATGTGTTGTAGTATATTTCCTTCTAAAATTAATTAATGATGTTTTTTCAGGTATTCTTAATCTTTCTCTTTCTCTTTCTTTATCTCGTTCTTTATCATTTTTCAATATTGGACGTATTCCAGATACTTGTCTAGATACATTATTATGGTCAATCTGGTCAATCTGTTTAATTTGTTCATTCTCATTCTCATCATTTTCACTACCTTTAATCATAGACGGAGTCTCAATAAGTAGGGAATTTGTTACAAGTGATAAGTCTTTATTATTATTATTATTATTATTATTATCATATTCTGGAACATTATTAAATGTTACATTATTATTTTGTTTATTTGAATTATTAATATTATTAACATTATTAGTATTTTGATAATTTATAATATCTGTAATAGATGCTACAGCTATACCTTTATTTTCTAGTTCCTTAATTAGTTTTTTATATTTAGATGATGAAAAAAAACTCTTCTTCTTAAAAAATCTATCATGTAAGAATATAATACATGTTGGATCATTATGAACATACATGTCTAGATATAGTTATTCTAGATATAATTATTGGTTCTGGAATAACTAATATTTATTATTTTATTATTATTCATTGATATAAAAATTGAAAAAGTATAATAGTAAATATAAAAGTATAAATAATAATAATAATAATAATAATAATAATAAATACTAATAAACTATTTATAATAGTAATAAATAAAGTACATAGTTCTAGATACATATTGCTAGATACAAAAATGTTACATACTTTAGATTTTAGTGCTCAACTTGCGATGTCATGCGCCACCAATTCTATAAACAATCAGCCAGCTATTGTTAAATATTGGATTGAGGGGAAACTATCCCCAATAATTAAAGAGAAAAATATAAAAATAATTATAAATGATAATACAAAAAAAAAGTAAATTATTTACTAATAATACAATTAAATAAATACATAAATATTACTGTTCCTAATTTTTAACACTAATTTTTAAAATTAGTACATATGTATTTTATTGTATTTTAGGTTGTTTTACTAAATTATATACATATTACATATAACACTGCACATATTAGTAAGAGTGGTAATATGAGTAATATAAGCGTAAAGTATATATTTAATGACTAATAACTAACACACTTACACAAAGAGAGAGAGTGAAGATATAAAATAAAATTAAGTAATATTGATTCCTACCTTTTTTCTTTTTCCAAATAAAATTGATTAATATAAAGAATAACTAAACATATAAATTATAATAAATATAATAATAGATATAATAATCGATCTAGAATGGGTGTTCCAGGTCTGTTTTCATCTTTAATTAAAGAACATAATAGTGAAGAAACGCAAATAATTAAAAAGAGTATTGATAACGATTTAACTAATCATTTTTATCTAGATTTCAATTGTGCTCTCTATACCGCTCTATATGCTAATCCAGATATCAAAACGGAAGATACATTAATCATATATATAATCGAGTATCTAGAAACACTATGTAAAATTATTCCCGATTTATCATTAATATACATTGCGATCGATGGTTGCCCTCCTGCGGGAAAACAGGTTCAACAGCGAGCCCGGCGTTTTCATAGCATCTGTAAGCGCAATCGCATTAATAAGATAAATGATACATTTGGTAGTGAAATTGATAAGACTAAAGTTAATAATGAAATTGATACTAATATATTTACACCTGGAACGGCTTTTATGTATGAATTATCGGCCGCTATAAAAAAAGCGATTAAGACTAGTGAAGTATTTCGAAATACGGCGGTCATATTTTCAGATGCCAGTATTCCTTCGGAAGGAGAACATAAAATACTACACCACTTAAAACTGGCGGCGCACGTGGCCATTGACGGCACTGATAAAGAGAAGCAACTCTATGGAACACCTCACAATACTATTATATATGGTCTAGATGGTGATCTAATCCATCTTTCCCTTATAAATGGGCAGAGCAATACTTATTTATTTCGGGAGGCCAATGAATACGGGAATCTGGCCAGCAATTATGAAGGCAAGAAATTCCTATTTATGGATATTGATACTCTTTCACTAGGCATTTTAGAAAGTTTTAAGAAATATTTACCTACTCTAGATATGAAAAAATCTACTAATAGTCAATATAAGCAAAAATATATTGATGATTATGTATTTATCAGTATGCTTCTGGGTAATGACTTTATGCCTAAGAATCATTGGTATAGTATATATGAAGGCGGCTATGATAAATTAATGTCCTCCTATTTCCAAATTCATAACCATACTGAAGATTTCCTAGTGGATAGTACATCACTCCAAATCAATACGGAAATGTTATGCGATATTATGTTTCTGATTAAGGAACAAGAGCAAAGTGCGGTGATTAAATTATTTGAAAAAAGGAAAAAGGCCCGTGTCTATATTAAACCGGAAATGTCCGAGCGCGAACGGCAACAATTAATTACGGATTTCTATCCATTACAACACCTTTATGTAGAACAGGCCATTGAACCCACTAAACCTAACTGGCAAATGCGATATTATAAGATATGCTTTAATATGGAAAATGGACAGGACAATCTTTCTATGGTCTGTCAATCTTATTTGAAAACATTGGTCTATAATTTCCTATATTACTTTGATGAATGTCCATCGAATGAGTGGTATTATCCATATGCTTATGCCCCCACTTTTACCGATGTCTATGATGAATTGCTAAAGCATAAGAATATTAATGCCACTTCTAGTAATAAGATTTTCCATTTTAAGCAAACGCCGGCAATAGATCAGCAAACATTGTTATTCTCGGTATTGCCTTTTTCTAGCCGCTTTCTAATGGTTAAAGATGCGGGGAGGAAATTGAGCGACCCTAAATGCCCAATGAATATATATTTCCCGAAACGTTATGGGCTTAATGTGGCATTTCATAGGTATTATCATGAATGTACACCTATTATTTATAGATTAGATATGGATAAAATAAAAAAATTTATGAAAGAATGTAAATTTACAGAAGATGAATTGAGAAGGAATCTGGTAGGCGATTTGTTTATTATGAATGCTTAGAGAGGTTTATGTATTTTATAAAATTGAATATTTTTAATATAAAAGATAAATTATAATAAATATTATAATAAACTAATAAACTAATAAACTAGCATAGTAATTAATATATATCTTTTACTATTCTTGTAAAATGAGTTGGGAAGATGATGATGATCCATTTGAAACGAAAAGCATTTGTATTAGGAATGATATGAAAACTGATATTTCATTTAATAAATTTAGTATTTCTGGTATGTCTACAGAAGCATCTAAAGAGCCTATTGTAGATGGATTTGTTAAAAGGACATTTAATATTGCTAAATTTAAAACATTTTTAGAGCGTCACCCTAATAAATCTAAAGCATTAGGTGAATATTTTAAATCATTTATTCAATATAAATTGGAAGAAGATAATGATAAACCTGGAAAACAATATAAACAAATAAATTTAGAATTACCATTTGCAAAGATCCATTTACCTAAAGGTCCTGCGGTGATTCAATGGAATTCCTGGTGTGAAAATATTGATAATATTAATAATGATTTATATAGAGATGTTTTTGCATCATTTGGTAATAAATTTCCTAGAGGTATTAAGTTAGTATCAGGAGTTGTTCTTGATAAGAGAAATACTGTAAATAGATTTAATATGTCTAAGACAAATTCTGTTTCAACTGCTAGTTTTCAAGGTACCCTAGCTAATTGTGTAGGTACATCTATTAAACCTGAAGATACATTTGGTAAATCTGAATATTGAGCAATGAAATATATTTTGATGTTTTGATATTCTATGCCACATTAGATTTTACAGTGTAATAAAATATAAATTTTGTTTGATATTTTCTTAATTTTTTTAATTTATTTACATAATAATTACTATTTGTATCTATATTCATATCCATTTTCAAAGATGATACCATATCAGGTGGTAAATCATAAATTTTAAATACATATCGATGAGTGCCTTTAGGAGGCCTAGGTGGTGTATATGGGACTATTGTTGATACTTGGTTTGTAATTGATGAATTGGTATTTGAATATGTATATGTATAAACCCAGTGTGTATATGTATGATTTGGTGCTGTTATGGATTTATCTATTTCGAAACCATTCGGCGCATCTGGATCAGTCAATGTTACTAAATATGTATGATTTTGTAAAGCATTATTAAATATTACAGTAGGTTCTTTATTATATATAATATTATTAGTAAGATCATCTTTATGCTTTAGAATACCATATTTAGGATATGAAATAGTTAATGTAGGTTCTGGAGTAATAAGTGTTTGCGAACCGCCTTTTTGTTTTTTAGTTTTCCTAGATACAGATTTGTATTTAAATGTACATTTGGATTTCTTTTTAGATTTACTTTTTCTAGATACTACCATTTTGTTACTTTATTATATATATAGTATATATTCTATTACAAATATAGAAAAAATTGAATTTATATTACAGAATGCTTTACATATATATATTATATATCTGTTTCCATATCTGTTTTCATTCACAATGCCATCATTAAATACCCTTGAAAATATTCATTTATTGACAATTCATAAATTAGATGTATTGATGATAATAATTTTGATTATGACTGCATTAATGGGCGTCTACTACTATCTATTATTGAATGAATCTATATTGAATAGTCAAATGGTACAAACCCATAATACATATATTAAGGCTTATATTACATATAATAATACTAATAATAATATTACGGTTAGGTATTACTAATGTTATATATCAATATTTATGAATATAAAACTATTTTTCTTTTTATTTATAATTACACCTAGTAAAAATAATGAGATACATATCCATTTCCATTTCCCAATATGTCCGAACGTTTTAGATTAGCTAGACACTGTAATGAAGAAGGCTATAAATTACTCTATGATTCTATTGCAAAGTCTATGAGTGAGCCGCCGAATCCAATTATGATTGGGAAAATAGGTGCCAATGAGTTGCTAGTTATTTACCAGGCAATTGGTATTTTACAAAATCAAATTGCCGATTTTTCACCAGATATAATGAGAGAAGGTTGTTTTACTGCCGGAATATATCCTCCTACTAAAGAAGGATTCCTCATATTCGTAAATAAATATCTGGAAGCTATTAAAAGTATGAATATATTGGCCAGTTGGAATGACAGAATATTACAAGTAGAAGAATACGTCTGGAATAATTATATTGTAAAAGGTAAGACTGGAGGACCTGGAAGAAGAGCTGGGGAACAATTAGGTATTGTTGAATTAACTAGTCTAGAATCATTTTATACTGAACCTAAATATTGGTGGCAAACATTATATGAAAATAAAACCATCTTAATAATTTCTCCCTTTGTAAAATCTATCCAGGCGCAATTGGATTTGAGTAAGCGCAATAAAGTTTGGAAAGGCCGCTGGAAAGGTTTCTGGCCAGAGTCAATTAAGTTTAAATACATAAAATGTAGGCATCCTTATTATTTATCTAGTGAAGAGGAGAAGGCAAAATATCCAGAAAGTCTAGAACTAATTATGAAAGAATATGAAAAAGAGATTGAAAAATTGAAGGAGGGTGACGGAGAAGATGATGGGAAAGATGCGAAAGGCAACTACGGATTCGATATTGCTCTAGTAGGGAGCGGAGCTTATAGCATTTTACTGTGTGATTATATAAAAAGAATGTGTGGTAAGAGTACCTTCCACCTGGGCGGAGGACTACAAATGATGTTTGGAGTGTATGGTAACCGTTGGTCGCCTGAATTTAATAAAAGCTCATTCCTAAAGGAATATATTAATGCGGATTGGATTAGACCATTGGAAGAAGAAAGACCTCCTGGGTATAAGAATCAAGAGGGAGGTGCTTATTTTTAGAGAAATCCATGTGTGGCACAACCTGATACTGCCTTTTGCTTTTTGAGTTTATTAATCATTTTAGGACTTAGTTTTTCATAGAAATTATCTTTTAAGACAGAGGATTTATTTTTAAATAATGTTTTTCTTATTTTTTTAGACTCTTTAAATAATTTATTCTGTGATGTCTTATTTTTAACTATTTTAAAAAGCCTGGCTTTAACTGCAGGTGGATATTTTTTACCATCTTCTAGAATAGTTCCTTTACAACCTTTAGTATTACAAAATACTGACATACATTGATCTAAATTTATTTTCCTCATTTTTTTACTTGTCAATTTTTTTATGTTCTTTTCCATATTAGATCTAATTATTGCTTTTTGCTTAGAACTAGTAGCATTTTTAAGAATATGATCACGCAATTTATTCATATGTTTTATATTAGCTTTATCATATTTATCCACAAATTTACTACAATATTTATTTTTACAATCGGAAAGTTCCTTTCTAGAAATTCTGGAGGAAGACTTGGACTTAGATGACTTCTTAGACTTAGGAGACTTCTTAGACTTCTTAGACTTATGAGACTTATGAGACTTAGTAGTAGGCATATTTTATAATGATTATTCTAGATAGATGATTCTAGATATATTTTTATTATTATTTATAAAGATATTATTATTCTAAAAATGGAAAAATATATTAAAATATACAAAAATTGAATTTATATTATCTGATATAGATTATTATTATTATTATTATTATTATTATTATCATTTGTGTAAGGCAAATCTTTGGAAAATATGGATACACAAAATGTTTTGAGCAAACTAAGTGAACAAACTAAACGACGACTATTCAGTAGTGGAATCCTTTTAATTATGAAGGAAGAGCTGCAGACAGCTCTTATTGATTCATTATCAAAAATGACAAATGATGATCAAATTATATTTTTGAATATGATGATAACGGCTTTGGAACGAAAAAAAAACTAATATTTTGTAGGTTATTACTTTTTTTTATTTTTCACTTTCACTATCACTATCATTATTGTATCTAGCATTATGAAATTAAAAACTCTATATATAATAAAATACATATCCATATAAATAATAAATGCCCAAATCATCTAAACCGTATTGTCCGCCAGGAAAGATTATGCGGAAATCCTACAAATCAGCATCTGGTAAAACAGTAAAAGCTCGTTGTATTCGCAAACCAGGTCTCCTTCCAGGTAAAAGTTCCGAGCGCGCTCAACGAAGTATTACTAAATCAAAAATGCGTTCTATGAAAGCCATGAGAATGAGTAAGAAAATGGGTCTGAGTATGCGTTCCAGATGTAAAAAAAATCAAACATTACGAAGTGGATATACTCGTCGCCCCTATATTCGTAAAGTATCTGGTGTAAATGTTCGCGGATCTCTAGTAGCTCCTGGATGTATTAGTAAAAGAGGTAAATCATTAAAAATACACGGGGAACCTACTAGTCGTATTGTTTTAGACGAAGAAGACCATTTCCTAAGTGAACACGGATATTTTGATATTGATACTAAAACTAAAGAAGAACGTCATAAAGCTCTACATAAATTGATTAAACATTTCATTCCTATTAAAGGAAACATGGCTACATATAATTATGTTATTAGAGCTCTTAATGCTAGGTATATTCTTAATCGTAATGCAAATCCTAAGATAGCCCGCATATTTAAGGCGGACCAAAGGGCAATTAGCGCCGAATATAAAAAAATGAAAACTATGTAATTATAAAGTCTATATATATATATACTCTATGTTTTCTGATCTATTTTATCTTCCTTTTCATCTTCCTTTTTATTCTCTTCTAAAACTTCACACCATCTATCCCAATACATATTCGGTTTTTCAATATGCTTATAACACATATCTTCATCTTTATTCATTATAGAATTACAACACCTTTTATATTTATTTTTATGTTTTCTTATAAAGGAACACCTTTTTATATCTGGCAGACTATCATATAGATTGGGTTTAAATTGTTCTGGATTCATCTCATAATCTTTATCGGCAACTGACATATTTTCTAGATCCATATCTAGATATTCCTTTTGTGTAATAATTGCCTTTCTATCTTTACTAAAAATTGTATCTAGATATTTATCGAAAGACTCTGATGCTAAATCGTGATTCTGGACTTCTAAAAAATTAGTTAAGTATTTTTTATATATATATTTAGCTGTATAGTTTTCTAATCTATTAATCGATTTCAATAATATTTCCATTTATTATATATTCATATATGAATATTTACGATTATATATTATAATATTTATAATGTTTAATTTCAATTTTTAGGTTATTAAGTATTATGTATTATTTTCTTACATTTTATATTGTCCATAAAATTGATTAATTTAAAGGTATTTCTTATATTATAAATATATTAGTACATAAAAATGTCACTTAAAGAAAATAAAGATGCTAGAGAAAATAAAGATTCTCGAGAAGTTAAACATAAGTCTAAAAAAAGCGAGCCGTTAGTATTAAAAGCAACAACATTATCTATTTCTACATGTACTGTAATTACTAATTTAAATAAAAAAATAAATCTAGGATTACTAAGTAGATTTATTACTATATATGATCAAAGTGCCCTGGAACTAGATGAAAAGGCAGGAGGGGTTTATAATTTAGAATTCTATGGTAATTGCGCACGGGGTGAAACCTTGATTGACAGTATTAAAGATGAATTCAACAACCAGGCAACTATAAAGTTCAAATACTGGGGATTTCGTAATATTAATATTAAAATTTTTGCAAATGGTAAATTACAAATGACCGGCTTGAAATATGAGGATGAAGCTAAAGAAGTTGGTAATTTACTAATTAATATTTTTAAGAATATTAAAATAAATATTACTAAAGATATAAAAACTCTTAATGATTCGGCGAAAACATATGATTTTCAAATAGTATATGACCCAATAACTAAGAATGTTTATTATTATAGAAAATTTTATAATAGATTTCTATCTTCCTATGATTTTGATACTGAATTAGTTAATACATATCTAAATGAAAAAGGCGCCCCCTTAAATGCTGCTGTAAATTACAATAGAAAAGGCTTTATTAAAGGTATTCACGATAAGTATATAGATACTATTGAAGATACACATCAAGAATTTCTAAGCGGAAATGAATGGAATGGAGATGGTTATGTAAAGCAAACCATTGAGAAAATAGAGAAAATTAAGGATTACTTTACTGCGGATTTTGAAAAATCATTATCTGCTAGTAAAAATTTGAAAGAAGTAAAAGAATGTATTGAAACACTAATGAAAAAATATAATGATTTTAAATTTCCTGGACTAGATAAATTTATTTCAGACATTGGTAAAGATATGTTTTCAACCGATGAACAAACACTATTAGATATTAAAAGTGAAATATTTAAATTTAATAGAGCATATCGCAATCTATTAGAGAAAAAAATCAATCGACTTATCACAATTAGAACTATAGATATTACAATTTGCAATTCTGTTAAGGAATATTTATTGGCATTTGAAAAAGAAGGCAGTAGTAGTAATATAGATAGTAGTCTAGATTTAATATTAAGTAAAGAGATACCTTTAGAAAAACTAGAGATAATTACTGATTTATTAACTGGAGAATCTACAGAAACCAATGGATATTTTGTTAGTGATACCGAAACTGTATTGATAAATAGTAATTTTTGTATAAATTACAATATTAATTTAAAGAAAATGTCAAAAGTTTTAAGAAGGTTAGGACTATATAATTCATATGAACCGGATGAATATCACGGAGTATTGACTAAATATTATTATAATCTAAATAATACTGTTCAAGGAATATGTAATTGTGATACTCATTGTTCAACTAGAGAAAAGCATTCTATTTGTACCAAGATTACTATATCTGTATTTAGACCTGGTAGTATTATTATTACTGGTGCCCGGGACCTTATTCAATTAATGTCGGCTCATGATTTAATTATAAAGATTTTAAAGGATAATATAGATACTATTAAGGGTCCCGATTGTGAAGATGATAATAAGCATATTGCTCTTATGAATAATGAATTTAGAAAAATATCACGTAAAACTAGATTATTCTATATAAAAAAAGATAATATTGTTGATTTTGATAAAGTAACCGCGGAATTATAGATATGTATAGATATGTGTAGATATATAGATGTATTTATGTTTCATATTTCCCTATAAGGTATATTGTATTTTTTACACCATTCTTTTGCATTTTTAATTTGTTTTTCTATATTACTTTCGATCCATTGTTTATCTGATAATTTTTTATTTTTTATAATATCAATAGCATTATGTATTGATTTCACTTGGCAATCTATTATTTCCTTATTTATTGTTTTAATATTTTCTATAAAAGGTAATGGTATTTCCTTAAACATATGATTTATAGTTTCTCCAGAATACTTATTCCACTTATCTAAAACATCAAATAAAGTAGTTAGGAAAGCCGTTTCAATACCTTTAAAATTAGAACATACTATATATTTTTCACTATTGGCAATTCGGCTAGTATATGGCTTATATATTATTACACTCTCATATGTAGTATATAATAGATATAACATTTCCACAGTGAAATAGGAATTAATATCGAAGAATTTACAAATAAATATACCTCCTAACCGCTGACATTTTAGGGCGCCTAGAATTTGACTAAATATTAACTTACAACTGGACTGCTCCTGATAATTATAATCTATACTAAAATCAAACCCGCCGTCCGCTGTAATTAATTCAGCATTTTGTAAATTTTCATTGCCATATTTTCTCATTTCATTATATAAAAAATATATATTTTCAGATTTATATAGATCTCCTGTACCATCAACACCATATATAATATGAACCTCTGGATTATTAAATAAAAAATGGTTACTTTGTTTCCATCCTGGAATGTGTATTTGGTTTTGGTTTTGGTTATGAGTAGAATTATGATTAGAATATTGTGTATTTGTCCTGACAAGTGTCATTCCAAAAGCAATATCATTATTTTTCCCTTTACGAATATAGCGGACTGCCTCTATGAAACCTCCCGGGCCTTCTGCTAAATGGGTGCTAATTACCTTATTATTTTCTTTATTTAGTATGCTAGGGCAAAATTCATATATCATTTCTATCATTTTGAAAAAACTGCGACTAAGGGGTTTAATACTTGCTACACTCCGATAATCATTGCCTTTATTTTTAGAATTAAATGCATATATGAATTCATAGGGATTAGTATTTTTCTTAACATCTTCCCAGATAAAACTATTTACCTCAGTAATACGATTCTTAGCCCTATTTAACTTATGTGTATATTCCAGATTGATACTAAGAATATCAGCAAATCCATTTGTATTCAATGGGGCTTTTTCAATTACAATTTCTAATGGTATTTTATCATAGGATGAATTTATTTTATATTTATACATTTTTGTTTTTATTTGTTTTTATTTGTTTTTATTTGTTTTTATTTATATTTTGATTTTATAAATTAATATATTTATAGTTTTGTCTTTATGTGAGAAATTTGATATATGAAAATATTATATATATGAAAAAGTAAAAAAGTAATATGTCTAGATACAAATACAATTGTCTAGATACAATATTTAATATATTGCCCATAATTTTCCTTAATGCGATCGAAAACATTATCAGGAATAGTATTAACTAAATTCAATTTCAACATTCTGGCATCAACTTGTCCCATAAATAATTCACCGTACATAACTATTTCTGGAAAGCCTTTTAACATAGTATCCCTATCAAATTTACATTGTTTTTTAACCTGAGCAAAGCATGATGTATAAGTATCTTTCTGTCCTTTCATTTTAATAGCTAGATTAACTATATTGCCTATCCCTAGCGACATCATTATGTTATCATCTTCATTATCAAATCTCTTAACATTCTTTTCTAATTTGGCAGCCTGTTCTTCTTCTTCAATGCGCCTCATATATCCTCCGGACATAGTTTTTGGATGGTTGTCTGGTGTGTTGCTGGTGTGTTTTCCTAAGTTCATTTCAATAGGAACTCCAGGATTTAATTCATCCAGAACACTATTAACTTCCATAATGCTTTTGGCTTCCCTCATTTCCTTTTTAGACATATTTCTAGTTTGATCTTTTTTATGAAATCTATCATTACCATCGCAATCGCCCTGATAAGGTCTTACAATTAATTGTAATGTTTGATATAATTGGCGACTGACTCTTCTTACTTCATTAAAAGCCCGAGCATTTACATAATTATCTCTGCACCATTTTTTAACTCCAGGTTTTATATGATTATCATTATCATTATCTATTACTGCAAGTTCATCTATATCTGGTATAATATCATTTTCATTTATAACATTATTATCTTGTTGTTCATGTAGTTCATCTTTGCCATCTTTGCCATCTTGTAAATTTGCTTTATCTTTAGTATCTTTAGTATCTTTATTTTCCCCTACAACTCGTAAATACATTTTATAAGCTTTTAACATTGACATATAGTCCCCATAAGGGTGTTCAAATGATTTCATAATATTTTTATGTTTAAAGAATTCGCGGCGGTTTGCGTCTTCAGTTTTCCTCTTATCTGGATAATATTTAGTGAAAATAGTACCTATTCTGCCGTCGGCTGCTTTTGCTAAAGCAATAATATCACAGACCGACCTAGAAACCCCATAAAAGTGGCTGGCTATTAAAGAACGGGCCAAATCTGGACTAATAGATCTAAATTTACAGATGGCTAGACCCATTGGTGTAATCACACCATCATCACCTAATGTAGTAATTGCTCCTAGAGCTTGGAGTGTTCTCAATGAATTAATGATGAATTTTTCATGAGGAGGTGATATAAATTCATCTAAAAGGGAGCGCATCTTTTTAACAGTATCGGCGCTAGGCAACTTCATCATATTAAGAATATTACCTGTAATATCGGATTTTTCAATAGATGGGATAGGATATTTACTGAAGTTTTCGAAATCTCGCTTAGAATATAAATGAAAACAATATCCGGGACGGGTCCGGCCGGCGCGCCCTTTCCTCTGTATTACTGCGCTCTGGGCAACCATACTTTCAAGAAGAGCACGAGCTCTTACATTAGGTTCATATGATTCGGCATATTCATATCCAGAATCTATTATATATACAATACCGTCTACTGTAATGGATGATTCCGCTACATTGGTAGTAATTACTACTTTGCGAGTGTAGGGATATCCTTTTTCATCTTTTTTACTTTTATATAAATTCATACTGGTGGCTAGGTCAGTATCTTCTTTTGAACTGCTACCCTCTAATTTAATACAAAATGGATTGATTGCATATTCAGGCGGGATAATTTGTAATGGTTTTGTTGATTTCATAGATTTCATGGATTTCTTGGTCTTAGAAGACATGTTTCTAGATCTAGACATTGATCTAGATACCTTTTTAGTTTTATATGAACCTTTTTTAAATCCTTTACGAAAGTCACCCATTGACTTAGCAATACCCATACATAATTGATTCGCATCACCACCCGATTTCACAAATATCATTATGTCCCCTTCACTAGTTTTTGTAAGTAGTTTCATTGTAATATCTACAGCAGTAGCTTTCCAGTCTTTGGGTTTTTCAATAAAATGCTGTTTAACTTCATATGTGGTTTCAGAACCGGCATCTACTTCACCGAATTTAAATAATGGCGATGGATAATAATTACGGAATTTCTGTAAATCAATCGTGGCGCTCATAATAATTACTTTTAGGTCTTTACGAATTTGACATGCCTTTTTCAATAGTAATAGCAATTGGTCCGTATCTACGCTGCGCTCATGTGCTTCATCAACTATAATACATTTATAATCACTTAATAATGGATCATTACCTGTCATTCGGGATATAATACTTCCAGTTGTGGTAAATATTAATTTGCTTTCTATACCGTTTTTATTGGTTTCATTGGCACCTTGGTAATAATAACCTACTTGCTCTCCTAATTTTACATCCATACATTCGGCAACGAAGGTAGCAGTTGACCTCGCCGGTAATCTTTTTGGAATAGTACATATAACTTTTTCTTTATAATTAAAAGCATGTAGGGCAATGCGAGGGACCAGTATTGTTTTACCAACACCCGTTCCTGCGGTAGCCAAAATGATTTGACTATTTGTAATAGCATCTATTATAGCATCTTTATTATTATATACAATTTTAGTTGACCATATTTTAGCAAAATTGGCATATGTGGATGGTATATTCACACCATTTATATTTTTAATTACATTAGAATATATATTTTTATATGGCTCATTGGTAAGGGGATTATTATGGATACCATTGGGGTCATATATACCATTTTCTCTATTTATTTTATATGTTTTTTGTGATGTTCTAGATTGTGATTTGGTTCTGGATGATTTAGTTTTACTCATATTGTTTTTATATCACCTAGAATATGTATACTTATATATATATTCGTATTATAGATTATATAGATATAAATATATTACTATAGTTATAAATAAATATATGAATATATAATAAATGAACAAAAATTATAAAAACAATAAATATAATATAATATTTATCATATTCATTATATTTTTTATATCAATAATTATATTTTTTTATTATAAATACACAAAATATATTGAAAACTTCAATGTAAATAATAATGATATTGAAGGAAATAAAATTTATTGTTTTTGGACGGGTGATAATGAAATGTCAAGTAATAGACAAAAAGCATTAGAAGATTTACGTAATATATCAGAATGTAATGTTATTTTAGTTACAAAAAATAATTTAAATAAATATATATTAGATGATGTTCCTTTACATCCTTCCTATGAATATTTATCTGAAACTCATAAAGCAGATTATTTAAGAACATATTTTATGAATTTTCATGGTGGTGGTTATAGTGATATTAAAAAAACAACCGGGTCATGGACAAATTCATTTAATGATTTAAAAAATAGTGATTATTGGATATGTGGTTATAAAGAAATAGATGGAGGAGTTGCATATGGAGAGCATGTAGATAAATGGAGAGAACTTATTGGTAATGTTGCATATATATGTAAACCTCAAACTCCATTAACAAAAGAATGGTATAATGAAATGATAGAATTATTAGATAGTAAATTGGAAAAATTAAAAGAGAATCCATCTAAACATCCTCAAGATAGTTTTAATGAGAATGGTTCAAAATATCCTATTGAATGGAATGAAATGCTAGGAAGAATTTTTCATAAAGTATCTTATAAGTATAAAGATAAATTATTAAATACATTACCAATATCAATATTTGAAAATTATAGATAATAAAAGCCTACATTTTTACATGTATACAATTTAAGTTATTTAAGCAAATAAATGTGTAAGCCTATGAAAGAAACCACCTATCCATCCACGTTGTGGTTCCTCTTCCTTAACTGGATTAATAATATCATTTAATTGACTATCTTCTAATATTACTTTTTCTTTTTTCTCTTTTTGTTCATCTTCTTTTATAATACTATTACTCATACTATTACTCATAGTAGAAATTGCCTCTGGAACCTGTATTATAACTTGTTCAACAATTGGTTCAACAATTGGTTCAACAACTTGTACAATTGGTTCTGGAACCATATCTTCAAAATAATCAACCAATAATTCAGCTTTAATAATATTTTCTGTAATCATTTTACCATTAATTAAATTACATAAATTAAAGGCATCTGTAAATTTATAAAACTGTGCCAAATAAATATTCTCAGAAACTTGTAATACTTTTTTAATTGTATTCTCTCCAGTATAGTGTATTAATGTATCATATATAGATTCTGATGTAATATATTCTAGTTCACTAGTATAAATTCTTTTAGATATATTTGGTATGTTTGATAGTATAACATGATATCCAGAAACTCTATAAGCATCATATATAATATGACCTATCGCTTTACTTAATTTAGGAAATGATTTTTTAACTAATAAGTTATTTAACGATTCTAGAATAGTTTCAATCTTAATTTCATCGTAATTTAATAAATTTATCTTTGATTTTTCTAATTGTTTAATAATATTTAGTTTATATAAGAGTTTAAGTTTTGTTTTTTCTTGCTCAATATATTTATTTTGAGATAGCTCAGTTAGACTTGTAAAATCACTTGTATTAGTAACTTTAGAATAGTCCATGTCCTTATGAATAATATTTAGTATATTACTAACTATATTAAGTAAATCAGTAGTTCTATTCATTTTAGAATGTATTATGTAATGAATTGATTAGTGATATAGATAGTTATATAAGTAAATATATACTTTTATATTATTCTAGAATATAAGTAAATGTTTATATTACTATTTACTTAAAATATAAAATATGAAAATAATAAACTATAAACATTCTAGAATAATATAAAATAAAACAAACTTAAAATAATATAAAATTAATATACATTATCATATAAATAATTATAGATTATTTTTTTAGATAGTTCCAGATACTACAATATAATTTTACTATACCCATTATCATCTTTCCGCAATCCAATTTGGCTATCACAATGTTGTTTAATTTCAATTAAATGGCTAATGGTTAATATAAAATCGAACTTCTGTTTTAAATAATCTAATATTATTGATACATTATTTAAATTGGTATTGTCAAAGGCGCTCCAGCCTTCATCAATTGCCATACAATTTATTTTTGGTAAATTGCTAATATCTAATAGAGCTATGCGAATTGCCAGGCTCGCTATAAATCTTTCAAATCCAGAAGCATTATTAACTAAAATATGTCTATCGGGACCGCTCGCGGCAGTACTGGAAGACATACCATACTTACCTTTTTGTGCATTTTTCTTACTATTATTGTAAATTGACCTATCAATATAAATATCTATTTTACTATCCGTAATATCAATCTTCAAAGTGAAATCGGTCATTATAGATAATAAATCATTCACTTTCTTTTCAAGTAATGGTTGGATTTTACCTAAAAGTAAAAAGGGTAGTGCCTTTAATGCTTTCTTATACACTGTAAAAAGCGTCAAGTTATTTTCAATAGCTTTATTCTCTGCAATATCTTTTCGCAATTGGTCTATTTTCGCATTATACTTTGTTAAACTAGTATTTTCAATATTATATTGCTTTTCTATCTCCTCAAAAACTTCTTCAAATTCCGCTAGTTCCCCCTTTAGAGCATCTATTTCCTTTTGAATTATAATATTAGCATCTATTTGGGCCTTGTATTTATCAAATTTAATAAGAGTTTCCTCTGTTGTGGATAATTCGCCCTCTAATTGCGTCTTTTCACTTAGTAATGTTTCATATTTGGCTATTTGCCTAGTTTGTTCTTTCAAATTATTTATATGTTCTTCATTATCTTCAATACGCTTTTCATATTTAACCCTTTTCACTTTATATTCCGCTATATCGGAATCAATCTTTAAATTTGATTCCAGATTAGATAAATCGGTATCGACTTGCTGTATTTGTAACTGTATATTAGATGTAGTTTGCTCAATCTGCCTTATTTGTAATTCTAGAGTCTTAATTTCCCTCATATCTGTTTTAAGTTTTAAATTGAGTGTTTCAAGATCATTTTGCTGCTCCACAATTGCTTCTTCATTAGAATTAATATTTTCTCTATATGTTGATATTTCTTGGGATAAAAACAACTGGCGGCATAGTGTTTCATATTTCTTATATTTATCAGATGTAAATATGTTATTAGGAGCCTGACCAATCAAATCAATAAATGCCTTTTTATACTTAGTTTCTAGATTAGTATCATCACTAATAAGTTCTAGCAATGAGTCGGGTAATTTAACCATCTGCTTTTCTAGTGTCAATATCATATTATTATTGGCTTCGATTTGCTTCTCTTTTTCCTTTAGTACTATTATTTTACTATCTATTTCTTTAATCTTATCAGTATTTTCAGCAATTTGTTTAGCATATTTAATATGTAGATTATCTAAATATTCTTTTGGGGTCAGTTGTGTTGGTATTTTAATATTAGTAGGTTTTCTAGATTTATATAATGCCTCTATATTTTGCTCTATAATTCTAATTTTCTTATTAGCATCTTTAATAACATTTGTATATTCTATTTCTTTATCTAGAATAGATTGTTTTAGATTTACTAGATTAGTACCTTTCCCATAAGTTTCAATAATCTTATATTGATTTTCAATCTTCTTATTAGATATATCAATCTGTTCACTCAAGTCTTCCAGAATAGTTTCCGTATCTTCCTGACTCATTTCATTCTCCTCTAGAAAAGTAATACATTCTTTATTAAGTTTTGCCGAGGTGGTCAATATATTTTCATGTAAATTCTTAATCTTTTCCTTAGCATATGTCTTATTATCAGTATGTATTAGTAAGTTCTTCTCCGCCTTAGCTTTCCCTTTCTTAGTTTCAACAATAAAATCATTATTAATCTTCTTACTAATATGTTCCCTAATATCCTTATATTTATTTAATGAACTATTAGCCATATCACCCAGCTTATCAATTATATCAAAACGCATAATCCGCTGTAATTCCTTCTTCCGCTCAGTATTTTCTGAATCTATAAAACAGCTATTATCATGTTGAATACTAAAACTAGTATGAATAATATCTTCATAACAGCCAAATAACTCAGTAATCCGCTCTTTAGTCTTACTGGCGGTATCTTCGTCTAGCCGCTCAGTTATATTTTCAATATCATTAATTCTATAGAATTCTATTTTAGATGATACTGTATTTGTCTTATTTCTAGAACCAGATTTAACTATTGTATATGTCCATTGACCAATTGATATATCTAGTTTTACATTATAGAAATCACTACGAATATTCACAATATCCTTAGTTGATCCCTTCCGGGTAAATTTATCAAAGAGGGTAAATATAATTATATCCAATATAGCCGACTTGCCTAAATGATTCGGAGCAATAATACCTACAATACCTTTAAAATTAGTGAAATCAATAACATTATTTAACCCGAATGAAAATAAATTGGAAAATTCTATCCGCTTCAATTTATAATGCCCAGAGAATGTTTGGCCGCTATAATCTTTATTAGATTCCTTAAGTAATTCATTTTGACGAATATTTAACTCCCTAATTTCCTTAAGCTGATCTTGATTAATAGAAGGTTCGTTTTGACTAATATAATCAATTAGGAATTTATTTTGCAATTCAGGTGATGTAATATCTATTATAGAACTAGAGCTCTTCCCATTTTTAGAGCTAGATTTAGAATTATGACTTGATGGGTCATTGGGGTTTGATGGGTCATTGGGGTTTGATGGGTCATTGGGATCTGATACGTCATTGGCGTCATTTCCTTCACCATTAATCCTATCAAAATCTACTTGGTCATCATTTTGATATGAATATTCAGTAACATTATGATTCATCTTTAAAAGAGTTATATAATCATTAATAAAACTCTCTGGTGTATTCTTATAGAGAATCCGAACCCGTAAGTTTTTGCTCAATTCGCATTCTGGATCATGGATTCCACCTTTACCGGCGCACTGATGATTAGCCTTTTTATTATCTACATAAAGAGTTATATATGACCAATCATTTTTAATAGGGATAAATGTACCTCTTTTTGTTTCAATTTCCCATTTAATAAGGCCGTGATTGGCGACATCCTCTCCCAAATTTTGCTGGATTAGTGAGCCAGCATAGGCAACATTAGGAGTCATAAACTGGTGTTTGTGAATATCTCCTAGGCAAGTAATATCATAATTAGCGAATGTTGAAGGAGTTATTGTTTTGTTAGAAGTAGCATTAGAATTATAATTTGTATCATCTGTTAATTCTAATCCATTATATAAGATGGCCCCATTGACCCGACCATGATATAACATTATATGGGAAAGTGGAAACTGGCTTTTGAATGGTGAATTTTTCCCTTTAATAGGTGGAATTATTTGATAGTCAAAAATAGATGCATGATAGAATATTAGATTTGATATTTGATAAACGCCAGTTTCCAGTAAGTAATAAATAGGATTGGCTCCAGGTAGATCAGATATAATAGGTGTTAATGAATCTAGACGCTCTCTATTATTTATATTAATATCATGATTACCAGGTATTATTACTAAAGGCAAAAGACTGGATATTGCTTTTAAGAAATTATAAGTAATTTGGACACATTCTGGTGACAAGTCACTCTTACTATGAAGTATATCACCAGTAATTAGAGCGATGATAGATATATTAGTATTTTGACTTAATGGGATAGATAACTTACGCTTTTCCTCTTTTAAATATTCAATAACTTTATCAAATACTACTTGATATTCACCATGACGCTTATATAATTGTATATGAAAATCACTTAAATGATAAATATGGGTAATTTGGGATGTATATGGGAATGATTTATGATTATAGTTATAGTTTATTTGGGATTGGCTTTGCGTTTCTGGTTGATCTTGGACTTGGTCTTGTTGTTGGTTTAGTTGTTGGTCTTCTTCTTCCAAATCTTCGATATTAGGTATAGGTACATTTATAGGTATTTCATTTATTACTGGCTTAGTATCTTTTTTTTTACGAGGTATTGATATTTTTTTAGCCTTAGGTATTTGTGTAGGAATAGGTGTATTTATTATTTCATCTTTATTTTCAATATCATATTGTGTTCTTTCTAGAGTTATACTATCAATATTAATATGTTCTTCTTTTGCCGCTTTAGGCTTCCGGCCTTTTTTAACTGTTTCTAGAGACATTATTAATATTAATAATGATTATATAATTAATAATATAATAATATTAATTATTTGAGTTATATATTTAATAATATAAGTGAATTGTTTAAGTTGTTTTATTAATTATATAATAAATATTTATCCAGAATGTTGTTTAACCATAAAAATAATATTAAAATTTTGTATTTCTTCATATTCTTTTAGATTTACTGATAAATCAAAATCAAGTGGTCTAGAAATACTATTTATTCCATATCTCTCATATCCCCATCTTTCAGTCTCTAATATTTTTTTTATTGGAACTAATAGGTATCTTTCAGATAATGAACCATTACTTAAATCAGGTTTTATTTCACTACTAAACTTTGATTTATAATACGAACCGCCATTTTTAAACTCTTTTATTAAATATTTTTGACATTTATTATATTGTTTTGGTAATTCATTATCATACTCACCATATCCTACTATTTTTTTATATACCTCATTATAGTATTCATTACTATCTTCAATACAGCCATCATATAACATTTTTTTTATTAAATCAAAATTTGTTTCATTTATTTGTAAAATGAGCTCAGATAGTAAAATCTTTATACCTATTGATGCTGTTGCAGTTTCTGATTTCCCCATTATGTATATATGATGTAAAACTCTTAATTATAAGGAAGATAAATATTCTTTTATTTTATTAATTTATAAATTTAATTAGAATATAACTTTAATATGTTAGATATTCTTAATAAAAATATAAATATAAATAAAATAGGGAAAGAAAATAATAGGGAAAGAAAATAATAGGGAAAGAAAATAATAGGGAAAGAAAATAATAGGGAAAAGAAAGATAAAATAGTATATATTATATAAAAAATATAAAATGACTGTAATAAATAACATTGAAATCGATAATATTGAATACATACCTAATCCTATTAAGGAAGCAATTCATAATAATGACCCAATTGAAGATAAACTACACGTCATAATTGTAGTATCCAATCCTTGCCTTTATGCTCGTCGCTATATTCTGATGCGCGAGTTTATGAGACGGATGGAACTAGATGAAACCAATGTAATAGTATATATAGTTGAATATACCTATAAAAAACAAAAATTTATTATAACTGATAGTAAAAACCCTCGTCACCTACAAATTCGTACCGAGAATGCCATTTGGCATAAGGAAAATATGATTAATGTAGGGGTTCGCAAACTATTGCCATCTAATTGGCGCGCTTTTGCCTGGATTGATGCCGATATTGAGTTTGAAAGCCCCACTTGGGCTCTGGATACACTTAAAATTCTAAATGGGTCTAAAGATATAGTCCAGCTATTTAGTCATGCGGTTGATATGGATAAACATAAGAAAACCATGACCAATTTTACTGGTTTTGGATATCAATATTGTAAAGGGAAGTCATATGGTGAAGCTGGCTTGGAATATTGGCATCCGGGATATGCTTGGGCCTGTACCAGAAAAGCCTATGAGAAAATGGGAGGTATATATGAATATGGTATATTGGGTTCTAGCGATTTTATAATGGCATTATCTTATATTGGAAAAGGTATAAAGGGCGTTGATCCTAAGTCTACCGATGGATATAAACAGACAATTACTGAATTTGAAAGCCGAGTTAAGAACTTGCGATTAGGATATGTACCTGGTGTTATTAGACACCATTTTCACGGATCAAAGAAAAATAGAAAATATAGAGAAAGATGGCAAATATTAGTATCTCATTTATATGACCCTCTGGAACATATTACATTGGAACTTATAAATAACTGTAAAGTATTGGTACCTAGTAGTAAATGCCCTAAAGAATTAATTGATGATATATATAAATATTTTGAAGAAAGAAATGAAGATGAAGGCTATTTGGATGGATGAAATATGATGGTATTGTATGGTTTTTTATGGTATTGTATATGTTTTTACTTTTTTACTTTTAATTTTACTGATGTTACTTTATTTGATCCATCAGTAGTTGTTGCTCTAATAATAGCTGATCCAAGACCTACTCTACTAGCTAATCCAGTAGTACTATTAATAGTAGCAACAGTAGTATCACTAGTGCTCCATGTAACAGTTTTATTTGTAGTAGTTGATGGTAATACTACAGCTGTAAATTGTAAAGTAGGAGAATTTGCAGTTAATATTGGTAGATAATCTGGAAAGATATTAACACTAGTTGCTAAAACAATAGGATCAGAGTTTACTGCAATAGCAATATTTTGAGAAATATTTGATTCATCTACAGTTTCAGGTACAACTACAGGTTCCACTACGGGTTCCACTACGGGTTCAGGTACTACTTCAGGTACAACTACAGTTTCAGGTACAACTACAGGTTCTACTACAGGTTCTACTACAGTTACAGGTTCTACTACAGTTACAGGTTCTACTACAGGTTCTACTACAGTTTCCACTACAGGTACTACTTCAGGTACTACTTCATGTACTACTACAGGTTCCACTACAGTTTCCACTACAGTTTCAGATATTAGTTCAGGTTCAGATTCCATTTTGGTTAGTAATTTATATTAAATTATTATTATTTGTTATTTATTATTATTAAATATATTTTTTTTTGTTTATTTTACACAAATTATAATATTTATTCATTTATCATTATAAATTTTTCTCTCATCTTTTCAATCTTTATCTCTATATATCATAGTAATAATATATAATACATCATAATGGGTAGAACAAAGAAATCTAGAATATCTAAAAGTCATAGGAAAACAAATAGAAAAACACATAGAAAAATAATTATTAATAAATTATCAACTAATCATACAATAATACATATATTATCAATTGTAAAAAAATACTATGAAAGTATAAATGATAAAATACATATAAATGCTTATGAAAGGGCAATATATCAAATTAAAAAGTGGTCTAGAGACATTACAAAAGGTAATGAATTGAAAGATTTACCTGGAATAGGTAAAGGAATGATTGAAAAAATAGATACTATTATTAAAACTGGGACATTACCTATTATTAAAGAAAAGAAATTAGAAAGTAAATATAGTAAATATAGTAAAGGTAATGATAGTAATGGTAGTAATGGTAGTAATAGTAGTAATGTTATAGATACTGTTCTTGGATTTGGTAAAAAAATAGTAACTGAATTAAAAGAGAAATGGAATGCCAGAACAATAGACAATGTCCGAACACTTTTGAAAGATAATAAAATAAAATTAACAGATGCCCAAATAATTGGTCTTAAATATCATGATGACTTAGTTCTACCTATACCTAGAAAAGAAACCGAGGAAATTGGTAGTCTTATTAGCGGTATGATAGAGAGCGATGGAAAGAAGAGTGATAGTAAGAAGACTAATAATCTATATTGCTTTTTAGCTGGTAGTTATCCTTCTGGTGTTAAATCAGAAAGTAAAGATATAGATATACTTTGTGTTAGTAATGACTCTAGAAGTCTTAAAACTATTATTCATAATATATCTACTAATTTTGAAATTGAGACTATTGCTCTGGGTGATACTAAATTTTTAGGATTAATTAAGAGTCCTGTAAGTGGTAAATGGAGACATCTAGATATGAGATTAGTTAATCTAGAATCATTCCCATACGCTTGGTTTTATTATACCGGTGGTAAAGTATTTAATAAATTAATTAGAGAAATTTTAAAGAAAAAAGGCTATAAGTTAAATGAATGGGGATTATATAAGAATGAGAAGAGGGTTGATTTAGATGGGGAAAATGGTATAGGTGGGGAAAATGGTATCCATGATTTCATAGATAAAAAACATCTAATGTTACATACAGAAAAAATAGAAAAAAAAATATTTGAGATAGCAGGTCTAGAATATAAGACTCTGAAAGAAAGGTATTAGAGGTATTAGGATATTAGGGTATATGATAGAATATGTATTATGATACATTACAAACAAACACCATTTAATTCCATATAAGCTTTCAATGATGTCCGTTCCATAGTTTCCCTTTCAGGAGATAGAAATTGCCTGCTTTCTGGGAAATATTTAGCCAGATTTTTAAATATATTATGAGATTCCAATTTTAAAACATCTACAATAGTAGGATTTACTCCTAGATAAGAAATACCATTATGATTTTCATATTTACGAATGAAATAATCTATATATTTATTTAAAATAATACTATCATAACCATATGTAAATGGTGATAACATACGGAAATTTGGTTGATATTTCCAATTACTCACAAATTCATCAATAGTCATCCAATTAAAATTGGCAATCATTTCTTTACAAACCGAAGAAGAGGGAGTAGCTCTGCTCATAAATTTATAATCACTAGTATATAATGTAAAAGTCCATAGTTTGTAAATAGAATATATTTCAAATTCAATATAATATTTATTTAATAATGTAGTTAGAAATACATATTTATTATTTACAGAAGGGAAATATTCTTTAATATCTCTTAATCCATTGAGTTTTTCTTCGCTACCATCATCTTTCAAATTTACCCACCGTACAGGCAATAATTTTGTAAATGATATTTTAGATTCAGCATTAGAATGATCTAGTGAATCATCAAAGGGATCGTTTGGAGAGCCGCTTGGAGAGTCACCTGGAGACCCGCTTGGTGATTCAATGGGTATATCAATTGTAATAATAGGTCTAAATTGTATTTCGGAATCTATTAATAGGCAATTAGGTTTAGAAACATATATCCAATTCGAAGATTCATGTGATGATGATGATACAGAATTAGTAGTATCAATCATAGTAGAGAGCCTATCGCAATATATTTTACTAGGTTCTCCAGAACTACATTTCATAAGATTAACCATAATTGGATAGAATGATTGAAATGATTTGAGAACTCTTAATATGCTCATAATATTCTCATCAGTAATATCATTTGGAACAATAATTGGTTCTAGAACACTTAATATCGTAGTTTTCTTATGTTCATTATGTTCAATAGTATGTGTCATAGATATTTGAGAAGCATCGTGAGTTTCCTTTTGCAATTCAGATATTACCGACATGAGTCCAATAGGTTCTGGATTTCTTTCATATACAGGATCAATCAATATTAATACTTGTCTAATACCAAATTTAGAGTCTGGAAGTCTAGATACGTACTCTATCATTTCAGGACTAAACTGTAATTCAGGATTTAGAAGAAGTGATTTAACTATTTCAGGACATTCATGATTACGTCTTCTAGAAGGATCTTGATCAGTAATATTAGAAATACTCTGAACCTTAGACCCAACTATAATATGATAAAATGTTATTACATCTGGATTAGGAATTATATTGGAAATAATATATTTTAGAATATGTTTAATAGGAACTATATTTATAGGGAAATCCATTTTTTATTATATAATCTGGTTTGTAGATATAAAGATATATACTTGTTGATTTTAATAGTATTATGTTTATATTTATATATTTCAATTTTTACCATTTTTTATTTTTTATTTCTAATTATTTTATTTTTTATTTCTAATTAAATAATAATACAATAATAATACAATAATAATACAATAATAATACAATATTATTTCTACATATGGCTATTAAGAAATCTAGAAGCTCTAGAAAGTCTAGCAAATCTGGGAAGTCTGGGAAGTCTAGGAAGTCTACAAAATATGATAATAAGAAAAAGAAAAAAGTTGTATTAGATATTTTTTCAAGTGGTGAAGGTGAAGGTGAAGATAATAATAGGTATGATGATAATAAGAAGAAAAAAAAGAAAATTATAAATATTTTAGATTCTGGATTTACGATTCCTCAAAATGCATATGATGATATAAAAAATAATGATAATGTAATGATTAATTTAGATAAAAAAAAGAAAAGAATACTTGATGTAGCAAATGTTAAATCATATGATAAGCTTGATGATGATATAAAAAAGCGTCTAGAACTAGATAGTATGAAGAAGACACTTTGTGATATTAGATATGGTAATTTTTTAGATATCGATGTATCTGATAGAACTATATACTGGGGTTTAGGTATAGAACATGAAATGCAACTTTTTCATAAGTCTTCTAGTGGTATGAAAAATACAAATATATTATTTGATAGTCAAGAATCAACCTGTTTTCTGATAGGAGATAAACAAGCTTGTTGTAAATTAACAGCTAAAGGCGAGGATCCAGATAAATGTAGATCATATAGTAAAGAAATGGAAAATACAAATATAAAAAAATATGGACTCACTCAAGAAGAAATTATGTATTTAAAGAATATGCAATGGGAATTAACTGGACGTCAAATTAAAGGTTGTGAACCTAATAAGGTTGTAGAACTTATTAAGAGAGTACCTATTCTTATGCCAGAATTAATAACAACTAATTTCAGCAATCGATCTATTGATAGTATCTGGAAAGAAATGATTAAACTAGAAGAACATTATATATCTATACATATGAAGAACCCGCATACTAAAGAAAAGGTAAAACAATATGGTCCTTTAACAACTCATCTATGTAGTTCTCATAGTGAAATCCAAATACCAATACGTCCTACCATTGATAATCCAAACTATATATTTAATTCAAAACCTAGAACAGATTATGTAGGAAGTTATCATATGACAATTACCTTACCACATACCCGGGATATAAATATTAAAGATTTTATAAAAATGCATCAAAATATGGCTCAACAAATACAGTGGCTAGAACCATTAATGATGACAGCTTTTTTTAGTTCTACACAAGAAGCAGTTGGTAATCACAATGAACCAGAAGGTAGTTTTCGTGTTATGACTATAGGATGGGGTAATTTTGGAGGAAGTGATGTTAGAAAGATGGGGACTACAGGATTAGATAGAGGTAGTAATATAAGATCTCTCTGGAGAAATGGGCTAAATTTTAGACGTACTAAAAGACTTAACTACTGTGCCAGAGTTTCTAAACCTCAATATAGAAAATCCAAATATATTCATACTGGTGATTTTCGTACATTTGGTGTGGAAAAGGATTTTGAAAAATGTGAAAGATTATATAATCCTAATGATTGCTTAAATGGTAGAGCAGATGGAGCCCCTATGAAACCACCTTTTGGAATGGAAATACGTATATTTGATCACTTTCCTAGTGAGTATTTACTTGATCTTATGCGTATTATTACATTAATAGGTTGTAATGCTCAACGTCACCCACCTAAAGATCATGTTTATAGAGATAAAAAATGGATTAAAGCTGTACAAGAAATTATGAAGGATGGCTGGAATGCTATCGTTAATATTAAATTTATAGAGGCATTAAGATTTAATTTGGGATTACCTATTAATAGTAATTCTACTATAGCATATGATATATTTAAACAAATTGTACATGAACTATTTGAAATTAATAAGAATGAATTTATTAATAAAATTATGAATGAACACCCTGAAATTGAACCAGTAGTACCTGAAATTAATAGGATGTGTTGGGAAATGGGATTTACAAGGAAATTCGGTATTCAAGTTATTAATTTCTTAAAACATAGTTTTCATAATAATGAAGAATTAACAGTTGAAGAATTTAAAAAGAAGTTTAAAGAAAGCGGTGCGCTAGAATATTCAAACTGGGAAAATGAAATGAATGACTTACTATATGCTTTAGAAACTAAAGGTTATGTTCATCTGGAAACATTTAATGGTAAAATTAAAAGTATTAAGATTAAATTGTAAATAAATATGATTAAATTGTAAATAAATATGATTAAATCTTATTAAATTTAATTATATAAAGTATATCCACACACTTAATTGCAAATAATAAGTCTTTTAATTTGGTTTCACTTGTATAAGTAATACGATCATATCTATTCTCATAAATATAATTAATATTATCAGAATTTGCAGGTACAGCTTTGAATTCACAGGTAAAACCTATACTTTGCATATATTGATTAATTATATTAAATTGTTCTGGACTCATTCCTCCTAAATTAACTTGACCATTATTATTACTGTAAAATGTTTTACATAACATTGTTACAAATTCTAATAGAAATTCAAATAATTCTTTAAGAGAATCTAATTCAAATTGAAGAGGATATGTATTAGGAAGACTGGGTCCGTAAGTATTACTAATTACCTTATTAAATATTTCATTTATATCTAGTTCGGTTTCATTATAATTATTCATTTTTTATATTTTATATTTTATTAATTGATATATTTCTTGATATGATAACATAATATATTTGATAATTTTATACTCATAAAAATGTCAATAAATATCTAATCAAATAATAATTAGTATATTGTAAATAATACACAGTAAATAATAATATATAGTAAAAAATGAAAAATGTAAATTTTGATTCAGATGGTTTATTAATGGGTGTTATAATTCTTATATCTTTAATGCTAATATGTCACATTACAAATTATTTTTTTAAAAAAAATACATTTGCAGATCTTACTTCACCTACTTCAACGGATCTATTACAATATAATAAAATATATTATGATACTCAGGGAGGACAAAGCGGAAATCAATGGGGAAAACAAAGTTGTACTCAATTAAGTCAGGCAGAAATACCTTGTGATGTGGTTGCATCTTGTATGAATCCAGCACCTTCACCAACACCATATCAATTATCGGATAGTGAATTAGCAGTTTTATATAAAGTTGCTTATCAGCAAGCCGGAATCGAAGTACTCAATAGGACATTACAAAATGAATAATGAATCCATGAAAATACTAATCCTGAACTACTTAATAATAACCAATAGTCTTATAATCAATATACCTATTGAATGAATATACACCATTAGTTGTAATAACTACAATTTTGAAAGACCATTTATTATAATTTTCAATATTTTTAAATACATATCCAGCTGATTTATAAGGAGCAATTTTTAAATTATCTACTAAATATTTTGCAACAGAATTTTCAAATACATAAATCATATTTTCAATATTATTTTTATAAATTACTCTTGTAATATTTTTAAAATCATCAGATTCTTGAAGTAGTAATCCATCTAGACTATCCCAGAAGAATTCAGTATTATTCTTATCACTTACTGAATGAGAAATAATATTTTTTGCTACTTGCCAATTTCCAAAATTCTTGTGTAGATGATAATTAAACATTGTATATTCTTCTGCCATTTCACTTAGAAGCTTTTCATCCCCTCGAGCTCCCTCCCTTTCCGAAGGGTATTTGCGCGCGGGATTTTCTAAATCCTTTACGAAGGAACCAAGGTTCCCTCGAGCTCCCTCCTTTCCCGAAGGGTATTTGCGCGCGGGATTTTCTAAATCCTGCTCACTACCATCACTACCATCAATACTTTCAATATGATTTACATTTTCAATAATATGTGGTTCGTACATTTTAGATATGTATTTAGATATATATTTAGATATATCTAGATATAATTAATTATATATTTAAGAATTCTATATAATAATTTGAAATAATAAAAAATAAATAAACGCTTATTGACATGTAATACATATTCTAATACATATTCTAATACTGTTTCGCATCTTCTTTCTTTGTAACTGCCATACGAAACATACCATTACTACCTTCTGGATTATACCAATAGACACCAATCATAGGAGCATAATTGTTTCCTAATCGGTCAGTACCTATATATTGCTCTGTTGCTCCGGGAGGAGGATTTGCACTTCGTAAATTATAATGAATTAAATTGGTATCACTTGGAATAACAGGAATATTTGCCCATGGTCCAGTTGATTGCGGACCTCCAAATAGACCCCCATTAGGAAGAGGATCTGGAATTGCTGTATTTTCATTCATACTACGTTTTTCAGGAGCGACGAGACCTTCTGTAAGAGTAGAATAACTACCGCTAGTAGAATGGATATCCATATAAGGACAATATCCCATAGGACCCGTTTCGTGTTTAGGATCAATTGGTGTAATACTTAGTTTTGACATTATTATTATATTATTATGATTATGATTATTACAATCTATATTATATATTATATATATTATATATTTATTTATATTAGTCTAGACAGATATTTATAATGATTTATATACTAATTTATAATTTCGGTAATAATGGATAAAATAACAAAATTAACAAAAATTGATTTTTATAAATAATAATGTAAAATATTATACTTCATTTACAAGTAGTTCCAGATACAAAAAATGGAAACAAAAAATCTTCAACTCGGGGCTACGATCCTGATGATTATTTTAGTAATGTCAAATCTTTTACTAATTACTTATATGTTTACAGGAGACCCGCAACATCTGTTGAGCATGTTACTAATTCTGGTTTTGCTGATGCCATTAGTCTATATTGGACTATTGGTTGCGGCAATTATGAATGATTAGACATGATTACATAATATTTATTTTTTCACCTAATATCTCTAGTACTTGTGGTTTTCTAATATCTTCTTCTTCTTGATCACATTTACCAAATGCACGGGACATTCCTACATCACAACGCCATGCTCGACCACCGCATATGGAATTTATTCCCATATTACCTTGGAATTGAGGTGTATGACCTACTGCTATATGAGTGGCTGGTATTTTTGGATTATTTTTTTTATTATATGCTTCCAGAATAATATCTAGAGATTTGGTTAATTTATTATTTTTATCTTGATTGGAAGTATTATTATTGCTCATTGTGGTAGTTGTATCATCATTAACTTCAACATTGCCAAATTTTCTATTCCATAATATGCTTTCTTTGCTATTACTTTGTGAAATATCATTATAATATTCTTCAACCGTATTATCATCTGATTCTAGACCTAGTAAATACATTGACATAACATTATTAATCATTTCTGTAGAATAATTTTTAAATGTCCTTAAAACTGGACTACCATGACAGAATAGCCATTTACCAATCTGTAATATTGTATAGTTATTTGTTCCCATCATATTGGCACATAATCCTGTTGGCGAGAATGCATAAAGTCGCTCACGATAACCAATTGGTAGATTGCTATATTGCCTTTTTCTTGAAGATGAATTTGATGAATTTGACCATTTATTTTCATTATCTAAATCTTTTAATCTATGGCTATTATTCTTGAGTGTTTTAGAATGATATGGGAATCTGGAATTTCTATGATAAGTGCTACTCAAATGATCTTTAAAGCACTTGAACTCTTGCAGACTAACATAACGAAAATCGCCTTCAACATTCATAATTTCATGATTACCTATAATACTCATTACACGGCCATTGGCGGCTCTAGCTAGAATATCTAAATAGTAGAATAGGTAAAATATTTCTAATGTGCTGCCCTCATCTTGATATGCTCTGTCATTGGTAATATCATTACTATTCCAATCTTGTGGCCTGACGCGGTCAATTTGGTCACCTAATTGAACTATATATGTATCTTCACCAATCCATTTCAGTTTATTGAAAAAGGCGTCCATAGCTGGAACTGTTTTTCTTTCTGGCGGGACAATTGGTTCAATACATTTGGCAAGTATGAGGCATGTAATAGCTGCATCAAAATCACCATGAATATCACCTATTACTATAATCCTTCTTTGTTGAGGATGAATATGAGTTTTATCATCAATTGTATCTAGATACTTCTGGGCAACATCATCATTATTATAATAAAGATCTATCAATTTACTTATATAATTATTATTATAATTTTGTTTCTTACTAGATTGTCTTCTATGTCTAGAATAGATTCTGGGGTTCTGGTGTGGATCGTGGTTTGGATCGTGTAGTAGATTATGTGAAGATTTTTTATTTTTACGCTTGAATATATTTTGTAATGATGATCTTAAAATATCTTTAATAGTTGAATATGGTTTTACATCTTTTTTTGTATGTTTTGTCATGATAGGGATATGGATTGATTCTTTGATACACTCGGTATCAGATACCTCTTTGCGTAGATTAGGTTTTCTACTCATTATTAGATATTACTTATTGAGAAATAAATCGCAATAGAACTATGGAATATGAATTGTAATTAGTTTGAATTATAATAATTATATCTGGATACATAATAAATTTATATTACATAGCTAGAATACATAGAATACTAGTATATACATAAATACTAAATGACTGATAATTATAAAGATATTGTGGTAGATAATGCAGTAGATAATGCAGTAGATAATCTAGTAGATATATCTCTCGATCCAGAAACTACTAGTAATGGTTCTGGGAATGATTCTTCTAATAAGAAAATATATGAAGAAGTATATAAATTTGAAGGGAATGAAACTGAAGGGAATACATCTAATTCAGAAGTAGTCAATAAGACAGTAGATAAGATAGTAGATAATACACCAGATGTCATAGATATAACTAATGACCGCGGTGGTTTAATATATGATATTTTACATATATTTGATGATATTTATGCTTATGGACGTGTTTTCATTGAAAATAATTATTTTAATCTTTCAAGCAATGATGATTTTAATATTGTTTATCCTAATATTTATATCGGCAATTATAGTTCATCTACGAATTTAGAAAGTCTTACCGCTCTAGGTATTACACATATTATCAGTGTTATACCTTCTTTTAATCCACCATTTCCAGATAAATTTAATTATTTGCATATTGAAGCATATGATGATGAAAGTCAAGATATGAAGCTGCATTTTGAAAAAACTAATAAATATATTAGCGATTGTTTAACTCAAGGGGGCAAATGTTTAATTCATTGTATGGTAGGTCGTTCTAGAAGTGTATCTATTTTTATGGCCTTCATAATATACATAATTCATAATAAATTTAATCAATCAATAATAAAAATAGATAATGATGGAGAAATACATAGTTTAAGTGACGGAAGTAATGATGGTAATGGAAATAGTAATGGAAACGTAATTGAATATAAAAAACTTGTAAATGGAAGAACTAGAAGGAAGAGTATTTCTAGAAATGGTGATGAACAAATAACTAAAGTAGAAGAAACAGAAAGACCTCAATTATGTAAGAAAGAGGAAAACTTTATTATTTATAAAAAGCAAAATATGATTAATGAAGTTGTGGAATTATCTAATAAGTATAATTTACTTTTGAATGAAATTAGAGATTTACAAAGCAAAATAGATATAGAAACTGAAGAAATAACCGAAACTCTAAATAATATGAAAGAACAAAATGCAATAAATATGTATAACTACATATTATCTTATGTTAAAACATATAGATTATGTGCTAGACCTAATTCATATTTTATTAAACAATTATGTGAAATTGTTTTTAATTGATAAGTTCATATGAAATATATAGTATATATATAGTATATATATAGTATATATAATATATATAGTGTATATTTATTACAATGGCTTATGATTTTAATACATATCGAATTGATCCTAGGATTAAATATGGAAATACTACCAATTATAGTAAAATAGATAGTTCTCGTATTCTGAAAGAAGAAACATATAAAATGCATCTAACACCTCCTTTTTGGGGTAATACTTTTATACCACCGACAGAAGATGAAAAAGGGTGGTTTCGAGGTGGCCACCTAAGGGAAAAATATAATACTAATGCAATATATAAAACACAAAAACTTACAAATCCTCGTAATCAGGGAGAACAAGAAATGCTAGAATATCTATATTTTTATAAAGATTGGAAAAAAGATTCGGTTAGTAAATTACCAGATCCTGATCCAGAAACAAAATTACAAACACAAACCATTCTGAATAAATATAATAATATAATTTGTAATGTATCTAATAATACTCCTTATCAAAAATTATATGAAGAAACAAAAAGAAAAGATAAATTTGCTATGCCAATGGCTATTAATGGTAGTAATAAAGTAGAAGATATGTATAATAATTGTCTAAATAAAAAGACATTTGAATTTAAAAGATATAGCAATATTTCACCTTCTTATAAACAATGGTTGGAAAATCCACTATATAATGGTAATGTATCACAGGAATCGGAGGCACTGAAAATTATGTATATGACTGGTAGAGAAGTAAATAAAGTTAATGTCTATGATAGTGTATATGAAGATATGGCCATTTTAAATTATAATCCTAATGATGATGATATAGATAAAAATATAAATAGTACTCTAGGTAATAGAGGTACTGTTGGATCTGGTGGAACTGACTATTATAGAGTATAGAGTATAGAGTATAGAAGATTATTTGATAGTAAATATTTACTTTTATTTCTTTCTATTTATATTATAGGAAATACATATTATAGGAAATACATATTTGAGGGAAGATATATTTGAGAAAAGATATAATTATTATCTTACAAAAAGAATAATATATATTATATAATACATAATACATAATGGATTTTTCTTCTGTAGAATTGAATAAAGAGATTGAATGGGATGACTCAGTAGAAGGGATTTTAAGTGAAATAGGTGATGAATCACAAATTAACGCCTATATGCACAAGAAATCACAATCATATTATACTAAACAAAATATAAAATATCAATTGCCGATTATAATTCTTAGTGCTCTATCTGGAACAGGTAACTTTGTAAGTACCAATTTTCCAGATTATTCCAAATATATTATTTTAGCAGTTGGTGGGGTTAGTATATTTACATCTATATTATCATCAGTAGCTCAGTTTCTTAAAGTTAGTCAATTGAGTGAAAGCCATCGTATGTCTTATCTTTCATGGGAAAAATTCCATTCCAATATTAAATTTCAATTAAATAAAAAGCGAGGTAGTCGTGATAATTTAAAGGATTTTCTTAGTGTAATAGTTCCAGAATATCAAAGGTTAAAGGAAATTAGTGCCGAAATACCTAAAAGTATATATGATCAAGTCAGAAGTAATAAGAAGAATTTGAGCAAAATGCAGGTTCCCTATTTATTAAATGGATTTCACCCTGTAGTTGCTTATAAAGAAGCTGAGGAAATCGTTGATGATTCGGGTGATAATGGACTAATTAATATACAATCATTACATTTAAATATTGAGGAAGATGACGATACTACAGCTTAAGATGTATGAATGATGTATGAATGATGTATGAATTATACTTGGCGTCCAATTATTTTATTTTTATTATATTTATTTTATATATTATAATTATTATATCAATTATAATATTATTTACATTGCGTAATCATAGTAGTCAAACTACTTTATAATGTCTTTGCCTCAAGAACTGGTTCCAGAACCTATTCCAGAACCTATTTCAGAATCTGTAATGGAAGAAATATCTGAAGACATAAGTAATACAATACATATTTTACCTCCTGAACACTTAAAGTTAAACTTACAACTCCCAGTAATTCTAGTGGATACTAGTTATTGGTTATATTATCGTTATTTTGCCTTGCGGAATTGGTATGCGCGTGCGTATCCAGAGACACAACTTAATAAACATTTTAATAGTGAGCACGATTGGCTAGAGGATGTTGTATTTATGACTAAATATAAAAAGTTGTTTCTAGAACATATTAAAAAATTATGTAGGAAATTCAAAACAAAAATGGGGAATGTGGTATTTTGTATTGATTGTCCCCATAAAAAGATATGGCGGTGTGAAAAAACAGAAAACTACAAGGGTACTCGTTTAGAATCACATAAGAAGAATCAATTCACTTCTTTCAATGTTTTTACTTATATCAAGAAAAACTTGCTTCCAGAACTACAAATGAAACATGGTGTTAAAATTATTAAATGTCAAAGGTGTGAAGCTGATGATGTAATAGGGAATTTGGCAGTATACTTGGAAGGTTTGATTGGCGGTGGGTGTATTCCTATATATATCCTTGCTAATGATAATGATTACTTGCAGATTTGCAATAAGAATATAAGGCTTATTAATGGGTTGGGTAATATTATATCTGGTATAGAATCTACGGATGATAAATATATTGGGGAAAAATATTTAATATCTAAAATTCTTCTAGGTGATGTCAGTGATAATATAAAATGCTGTACAATAGATTCTAGAATAATAGATAATAATAATACTTCTGGTTCTGGATCTAGTTCTGGATCTAGTTCTGGATCTAGTTCTGGATCTATTACATATAAGAATGTTACTAAAACGTTTATTAAAAAGATATTAAATGATACTACAAAATTAAAAATATTTCAAGATATGTTATATGAGGTTAGGGATGGTGTGGATGGAACTTGTTCAATAATACCTGATAATAAATTTAAAGATAATACAATTCTTATGGATTTTCAAATGCTTCCTATTGAACTTAAAAACAATTTAGGTATTATGTTTAGAGAAATTGTATAGAAAAATAATATATTTATTCGTTTGTATAGATATAAATAGATATAAATACATATAAATACATAAATACATAAATCTTATACAGTATATACATACTAAAATGGTTAACACAACACAAATTAAACAATGTGTACAAGAACTTACTCAAGAAAGGCAAATGTGGCAATCTCAGAGAGAAAAATATAGGGGTATTACAAAGGAACAATTTACAGATATGATGAAAGAACAGTTTAATTCATTATATGAAAATTCTAAAACTCTTTTTGAAAAATGTATATCTGGTGATTTAAATATGAATGAATTTAATTATATGTTATCTATGTTGGATAAAGTTAATGCTGGTAATGATTTTCAAGCGGTTAGTCAAGAAGTTGGACAGAAATTAGTTGATATTTATGTTAAGCCATTACTGGATAAAGAAAAAGATACAGAAGGGAAGAATTAAATATAAGATTCTATTCTAGATTGATCAAATTTTATTTCATATTTTTAATTATTTTTAATTATTTTTAATTATTTTTAATTATTTTTAATTATTTTTAATTATTTTTAATTATTTTTAATTATTTTTAATTATTTTTAATTAT